CGTCGTGGCCGCGGCCGAGCGGGCCACGTCCGCGCAGTCCCGCAAGGAGCAGGCCGCCGCCCGCCAGGCCGAGCGCGAGCAGCGCGCCGCCCAGCGCGAGCGGGAGCGCCAGCAGCGCCAAGGCGGCTCGTCGAGCGCGAGCAGCGCGCCCAGCAGCGCGCCGCGGCCCAGCGCCGAGGAGCGGCAGAGCGAGAACCTGTATCAGGTGCGCGACGCGATGCAGGCCCAGGGCGCCGGGCTAGCTCCGGCCGCGTTCGACGCGCTGACCTCCTTCGCCGCCGGCGACGCGGCCGCCGACGCCGGCGTGCTGCAGGCGCTGGCCGATGAGACCGGCCTGGTGGATGTGGCCGACAACGGCGACTTCCGCCTGACCACCGGCGGGCGCTCGTTTCTGGCCGCCGCCCGGCGCGGCAACGTGCGCGACGCGCTCGACGCGCTCTCGCGCTCCGTCGACAAGCTGGCCGCCGCGCAGGCGCCTACGGAGGACCCAATGCCGCCGACGACTGACACCCCCGCGGCCGCCAAGATGCTCGGCGTCGCGCCCGACGCGCACCCGGGCGCGATGGTGGCGTTTCTGCTCGACGACGCGACGATCCAGGCGCTCGTGGACGCGTGCGGCGATCTGGCGGTCGAGCCGGACCACCTGACGATCTCCTACCTGATCCCGGACGCGAGCCAGCTGACCGCGCAGAAGAACGAGCTGATCGCCAGCCTGGCCGAGCTTGCCAGCTGCACGCCGCCGATCGCGGGCGCGATCAACGGCTACGGGCGCTTCACGGGCGACGACGCGGAGGGCTACCCGCTGTACGTCAACTTCGACGCGCCGGATCTGCCCGAGCTCCACGGCGAGCTGTGCGAGGCGCTGTGCGACTGCGACTGCGAGCCCGAGGCGACGCACGGCTTCACGCCGCACATCACGCTCTGCTACCTCGACCAGTCCACGCCGATGCCCGACCTCCAGATCCCGCCGATCCAGGTCGCCTTCGACCGGATCGCGCTCTGCTGGGCCGGCGAGACGATCACCTTCCCGCTGCTGGGCGCCGGCGAGCAGGAGGAGGAGGACGACGGCGAGATGGACGGGATGGCCAATCTCGCGCAGGCGCTGGGCGCCACGCTGGACGGCCGCGCGCTGCCGCTGGCCGCGCCGACGATGCAGGCGCCCGTCGGTGAGATCAAGATGCTGGCCGACTACCGGATGCGCATCAAGGGCGTGGTCTACGGCGCGCACGACCTGGAGGGCGACACGTTCGTCAAGTCGACCGACCTGGGCGCCGAGCGCTCGTTCGTCGGGATGCCCGTGTTCTACGACCACGCGCAGCGCGGGATCAAGTCGCAGATCGGCAAGGTCGTCGCATTCGAGTACGCCGACGACGGGATCGACTTCGACGTCGAGCTGGACCGCCACAAGAAGTACGCCCGCACGGTGCTGGCGCTCTACGCGAACAAGGCGCTCGGCGGGTCGTCGGGCGCGCTCGGCCACCTCGTCGTCCGCGAGGGCGGCGAGCTGAAGCGCTGGATTATGGGCGAGCTCAGCCTCACGCCGACCGCGATGGAGCCGCGCACGCACGCCGACCTCGCGCCGCATCTGAAGTCGGCCGACCTACACGACACCAAGAGCGCCGATGCGCCAGAGACCGCCACGGAGACCGGACGTGATCAGCCGGTGGCTGACGGTGGCGCGCTGAAGACGCTGGTGACTGGATATTTGTCTCTGATCGAACACGACATCAAGGCCCGGCTCGACCGGGTAGGAGGTACGCGCAATGTCGGATAAGACAGCCGCGCCCGTCGCCGATCCGGCGGTGGACGCGATCAAGGGTCTGCTGGATACGCACTTCGAGCGCATCAGCTCGATGGTGAACGATCGCCTGAAGGCGTTCGAGGACGCGCCGGCGCTCAAGTCGGCCGGCTTCGTGTCGCCGGACGGCGGCAAGGCCGACCCCGAGGTGAAGAACTTCGTGGACTTTCTGATCGCCTGCCAGCGCCGCGATAACAAGCGGCTGAAGTCGGTGTACGGCACCGGCTGGCAGGACTACTCGGGCGAGGCGATCAAGGCGCTCTCCGAGGGCAGCGGCGCGGCCGGCGGCTACGCCGTGCCGGTGACGTACGACCGCGAGATCAGCCGCATCGCCGCGCTGATGGCGTTCTTCGAGGACCAGGCCTACAAGGTCACGATGGCCGCCGACCAGCACAAGTTTCCGATGCTCAACCAGACCGACAACCCGACCACGTCGGGCGTCGGCGGCTCGGGCTTCTTCGGCGGGATGTACTTCACGATGGACGCGGAGTCGGCCACGCTGACCGAGCGCGCGCCGAACTTCAAGCAGGGCACGCTGCAGGCGCGCAAGCTGGCCGGCCTGACCGCGATCTCGAACGAGCTGCGCGCGGACGCGCCGGCGGTCGAGCAGGAGCTGCTCCAGATCTTCGCCGAGGGTCTGGCCGCCAGCAAGCAGTTTCTGTACCTGCACGGCACGGGCGTCGGGATGCCGCTGGGCGCGCTGCACGCGGCCAACCCGGCGCGGCTGACCGCCACCCGCAAGTCGTCGGGCAACGACATCGAGATCAACGACATCACGAAGCTGATGTCGCTGATGATCCCGTCGCTGTTCGGCTCGGCGGTGTTCGTGGCGCACCCGCTGGCGCTCGACAACCTGATGCAGCTGTCGCTGGTCACGAACGGTGACCCGGCGTTCAGCCCGGCCTCGAACGCCGCGCCCGGCTCGCCGCTGATCGGCTCGCTCGTCGGCAAGCCGGTCTACGCGGACGAGTATATGAGCCCGCCCGGCACGGCCGGCGACCTAGCGTTCGTCGCGCCGAAGGCCTACGCGGTCGGCCAGCGCTCGGGCATCCTGATCGCGGGCTCGGAGCACGCCTACTTCACCAGCGACCAGTACGCCTGGCGCGTGACCACCCGGATCGACGGCCAGCCGCGCGTCGACGGGACGATCAAGCTGGCGGACGGCTCGAACACGGCCACGTCGGCGTTCGTCGTCCTCTCGTAGGCCGGCCAGAGCCCGGCCCGCATCGTTCTCGACACTCGCAAGGAGATACGCCACTATGGCAGACAAGCTGTACCAGCGCCTGGGCATCGTGGGGCGGATCGTCCCGCAGGCGCTGTCCACCGCCGCCACCGCGGCCTCGTGCGCCGCGATCGATATGGCCACCGCCGTGCGCGCGCTGCTGATCCTCCAGGTCGGCGCGCTCACCGGCACGGTCGGCGTGGCCTGGCAGGCCGCCACGTCCACCGTCGCGTCGGACTTCGCGGCCTTCGCGACGCCGCTCCAGGCCACCGGCTTCACGGCCGGCTCGATCGAGCAGGAGCTCGAGCTGAATGCGGCGAACGTGCCGGCCGGCAAGCGCTACGTGCGCGCGCTGATCACCGGCTCGTTCAGCACCACGAACACTGGCCAGGTGTCCGCGCTGGTGCTGGCGGAGCCGCGCTTCAACCCGGCGCCGAACCTGACCACCGTCCAGGCCGCCGTCTCGAGCTAAGAGGGACGCCCGATGGATATCCTGGTTGTGTGCCCAACTCATAACCGGCTATTCGACCCGACGCTGCGCAGCATCTTCAGCCTGCGCAGCGTCGGGGGCGGGCGGCTGGACACGTTCTTCCCCTGGCAGGGCTACGGCGACGGGCTGCGCGACTCGCGCGACATCATCGCCGACAAGTACAACGTCGCCCGCCGGGCCGCGCTCGACGGCGGCTACGACGCGATGCTCTGCGTCGAGAGCGATATGATCGTCCCGAACGACGCGGCCGTGAAGCTGGCCGCGACGGAGGCGGCGGTGGCCTACGGGCTCTACGTGTTTCGGAGGAAGCCCTGGCACTGGTCGGCCTACAGCGTGATGCTGCCTGAGAAGCAGATGACCGGCTACCCGCTCTCGAACGTGCCCGACCGCGCGCGCCTCGACTGGGGCGGCGTGGTGGACGTGGACGGCGTCGGGCTGGGCTGCACGCTCATCCGCCGGAAGGTGCTGGAAAAGGTGCCCTTCCGCGCCGAGGGCGGCCGCCACGCGGACGGCTCGCGCTCGCACTGCGACTGGTACTTCGCGCTCGACTGCGTGCGGCGGCGCTACACGCAGCGCTGCGACACGAGCGTGCTGTGCGGGCATATCAGCCCGCTCGACCGCGACGGCGAGCTGCGCCCGAGCGTGCTCTGGCCGGACGTCAACGCGCCGGATATGGTGCGCTTCGATGAGTTCAGCTTTGGACAGGAGGTGGAGGCGTGATCGACTATCGAGTCCATCGGACCGCCAGCGTGGCGCGCGGCGTGACGCCCGGCGCGTTCGCGGTGATCGAGGCCGGCGCCCAGATCGGCGCGGGCGTGACGATCGGCCCGGGCGCCTATATCGGGCCGGGCGTGACGGTCGGGGCCGGCGCGGAGATCGGGCCGCACGCGGTGATCCTGGCCGACGTGCCGCCCGGCGCCAGCGTCCCGCCGGCCGTGGTCTGGGACGTCGCCAGCGAGCGCGCCGCCGCCTCGACGATCGACGCGCCGAGAGCGCGCGGCAGGAAGGCCGCCTGATGCTGCTGACCCTCTACACGCCGACCTTCCGCCGCCCGCGCCAGCTCGCGCGCTGCCGCGCGAGCGTCGTCGCGCAGACCCGCCAGGATCTGCTGCACCAGATCGTCGTCGAGGACACGGTCGGGATCGGCGTGGCCGGGATGTTCCGCGACATCGCCAACCATCACGCGCACATCGCCGGCGACTACGTGTACTTCCTGAGCGACGACGACGTGCTGGCCGACGCGGACGTGGTGGCCGACTTGGCCGCGTTCGCGGCCGCGCACCCGGACGCCGACGTGATAATGGCCCGCGCGCAGATCGGCGAGTACACCTTCCCGCTCGCACCGTGCTGGCAGGCCGCGCCGCGCGAGAGCGGCGTCACGCTGGCGAACTGGATCGTCAAAAGCGAGGTCTGGAAAAGCGTGCCCTACGGCGGCCGCTACGAGGGCGACTTCGACTTCATCGCCGAGTGCTGGCGCCGCGAGCTGACGTTCGCGTGGTGGGACCGCCTGATCTGCCGCGCGGACGGCTGGGGGAGAGGAGCGCCGGAGCGATGAGCAGCATCACGCCCGACAAGGTGTTCGCGCACCTCGGCCGCCTCCAGTCGTGGCGGGACGGCGAGAAGCCGGCGCCCGTGACGATCGAGTGGGACCTCTCGAACCGCTGCTCGCGCGGCTGCCAGGGCTGCCATATGGCCTACACGCACGCCAGGGGGCCGCTGGCAAACTCGCACGACGGGCCGCCCGGCTCGACGCCGACCGGCGACCTGGCCGACACGGCGCTGGTGCTGCGCGCGCTGGGCGAGGTGGCGGTGGCCGGCGCGCAGGGGATCGTCTGGACCGGCGGCGGCGAGCCGACCCTGCACCCGGACTTCGAGCAGATCGTGCAGCGCGCGGCCGCGCTCGGCCTGGCCCAGGGGATGTACACGCACGGCGGCCACATCGACGCCCGGCGCGCCGCGCTCATCCGGCGGCACTTCTCCTGGGTCGTCGTCAGCCTCGACCGCGCCGACGCCGCGAGCTATCAGGCCTACAAGGGCGGCGGCCCGCGCGGGTTTGACAAGGCCTGCGACGGCGTGCGCCGACTGGCCGCGGCGGACGGGCCGTGCGTGGTCGGCGTGTCGTTTCTGCTCGACGCGGAGACCTGGCCGCAGACCGACGCCGCGCTCGCGCTCACGGACGCGCTGGGCGCCGACTACGTGACCTTCCGGCCGCTGATCGACTTCGACCAGGCCGACCCGGCTCAGGCGGTCGGCGACCGCTCCTGGGTCACTGCCGCGCTCCCGACCCTGCGCCGACTGGCCGCGCGGCCGGGCGTGGTGTGCGACCCGGACCGCTTCGTCGAGTACCGCGACTGGGCCGGGCGCAGCTACCACGCCTGCTACGGGGTCCGGCTCAACACCACGATCACGCCGGACGGCCGCGTCTGGCTCTGCCCGAACCGGCGCGGCTTCCCGGAGTCGGCGCTGGGCGACCTGACCCGCGAGTCGTTCGCGGACCTCTGGCAGCGCCACCCGGGCGTGTGGACCGACTTCCGGCAGTGCCGCGTGATGTGCCGGCTGCACCTCGTGAACGAGCGCCTGGCCGCGATCGAGGCGCCGATGCAGCACACGGAGTTCGTATGAGCTTCCCGAACGACTACCCGGGCGTCGAGGACGTCAAGGCCTGGCTTCGTCCGAACTCGCAGCAGGCGCTGTCCAGCGGCGACGACGCGATCCTGGCCAATCTGATCCAGTCGGCGATCGCCTATATCGAGGGGCCGGAGGGCGCGGGCCGGCGCTTTCTGACCAGCGCCGACACGACGCGGCGGTTCGACGCGGCCCGCGACATCACGCGCGACTCGCGCACGCTCTGGCTCGACGAGGATCTGTGCCAGATCACCAGCGTCACGAACGGCGACGGCACGACGGTCAGCGCGTCGGCGTACGTGACCAACCCGCGCAATGAGACGCCGTGGTACGCGCTCACGCTGAAGCTGAACAGCTCCGACGTCTGGCTGTACGACGACAGCCCCGAGGATGCGATCGTGATCGTCGGGCGCTGGGGCTACAGCCTGACGCCGCCCGCCGACATCGCGCAGGCCTGCCTGGACCTCGTGACCTACGAGTATCGGCGCCGCAGCCAGTCCGGCAGCGACGACCGGCCGATCACCACCGCCAGCGGGATGGTGATCACGCCGTCCTCCGTGCCGCGCCTGATCCGCACGGTCGTCGAGAGCTATCGGAGGCTGTCGTGAGCGCCGTGCTGGCCATCTACGCGCACATCGCCGCGATGGACGTGACGGTCGGCGGCGTCACGCCGCAGGCCTACGACCTGGCCGCGCTGCCCGACGCGGTCGAGCCGGCGATGCTGCCCTGCCGGCTGCTGCTCCCGATGGACACGCGGGGCGAGGGCCGCGACCTCTCGTTTCTGGCGCTGGCGAACACGATGCGCCTGACCTGGCACGTCACGGACCTGCTGCTCTGGCGGCTGGGCGACACGGGCATCGGCCTGGAGGACATCGCGGCCACGCTGGTCGGCTACGCCGGCGCCTACGCCGAGGTGCTGCGCGCCAACCGCGCGTTCGGCCAGGCGCAGGCGCATCTGCTCAGCGCATCGTTCCGCTACGGGACGTACCGCTACCCGGACACGGACGGGGGACTGCTCTACGACGGCGTCGAGGTGACGCTCGATATTGAGGAGGTGCTCAGTGGCTAGTAAGAGACTGATCGACTCGACCGGCGCCGTTGTGGCGGAGCTCGACGACGCCCCGGCCGCGCCCGAGGCCGCGCCTGAGCCGCCCTACGCGCGCTTCGCGGGCGACGGCTCGATGTTCTTCGGCGGTATCCCGGCGCGGGATCTGAGCCGCGCCGAGTGGGACGCGATCCCGGGCGCCGTCCGGGAGGCCGCGCTGGCCACCGGGCTCTACACCATCGCCTAGCATTCACGGCCGGCCGTCTGGCTGGCGCTACAAAGGAGGCCCGCTATGGCCGGAAGTGGATCATCGCTCCTGGATCTGCTGGAAGTGCAGATCGGCACCGAGTCGTCGTTCGCCACCGCCGTCACGCCGACCGCCAAACTAATGGGGGTCCAGAACTTCGCGCTGGACCCGGGCATCACGACGCTGCTGCACCACGACCGGCGCGGCAGTCTGGCGCCGGCGTATCTGGCGAACGTCGCGTCGATCGAGCCGGTGGCGCCGCTGGAGGTGCTGGGCACCTACGAGGACATCTGCTATCTGCTCGATAATCTGCTCGGCCAGGCGACGCCATCGGGCGCGGGGCCGTACGTGCGCGCCTACACCGGGCCGATCGGCAGCGTGCCCAGCCCGCGGCTGCTGACGTTCGTCTACGGCGACGGCACGAACTGCTACAAGCTCACCAGCGGCCTGATCAGCAAGCTGACCGTCAAGGGCGCGACCGGCGCGCCGATGATGTGCACGGCCGACCTGGTCGGCGCGCTGGTGGACGGCGGCACGAAGCAGAGCCTGAACGACCGGACCGTGAACGTGTCGATGGGCGACCATATGGCGCTCTACGTCGACGCCTGGGGCGGCACGATCGGCACCACCGCGCTGGCCGCCACCTCGTACGAGTACGAGCTGACGATCGACGCCAAGCGCAAGACCGACGCGTACTTCGGCGCGCTGGCGCCGGCCTCGTATCACGAGGACGACGGCGCGGCCGGCTGGGACGTGATGCTGAAGCTGAAGCTGGAGTTCAACGCGGCCGACAAGGCGCTCTACGACGCGCTGATCACCACCTCGGCCGTGTTCCAGCGCCAGTTCCGCCTGAAGGCGACCAACAGCACGCGCATCATCCAGTTCGACATCGCGGGCACCTCGGAGCAGGCGCCGCGCTTCGGCGACGACCGCAGCGGCGTGCTGGCGTTCGAGTGCAACGTGCGCGGCACGTACAACGCGACGCTGGGCAACTATCTGAAGGCGTCGGTCACGAACGGCGTCTCGACGCTGGCCTAAGCGGGGGCGCTGCGCGCCGCTCGCACCTATGGAGACACGCACAATGGCAAGCAAGGGCAGGCCGGCGCCAGAGGCGCCCAGCTCGGAGCTGGTCTTCGACATCCCGGAGCCGGGCGCGCCGGGCTTTCTGCGGCGCCAGCGCGAGGCGCTGCGCTACCGCGAGGCGCTCCAGGCGCGGCCCAGCGTGGCGACGATGGACGAGATGATCGGCTTTCTGCTCCAGTTCGTGGCCCAGCCGGCCGACCGCGACGCCGCGCGCGAGCTGCTGCTGGACATCTCGCGCGACGACTATCAGCGCATCCTGCAGGCCGTGAACGCGGAGGATGCGGATTTTTTGGGGAACGCGTTCCGGGACGCGAGCAGCTTGCAGCGTGGCTAGCGGGCCGCGCCGCGGCGGCGCCGCTCTGGCACTTTGTGCTCGAGGCCGCCGGCTTCGACCCGCTGCGGGCGCAGGAGATCGAGGCCGGCGTGAGCGCCTACTGGTGGGAGCGCTATCTGGTCGATCGGAACGAGCGGATGAAGGCCGCGCGTGCTTCACGGCGCGACCCTGGAGGGGCCAGCCGCCAGTATCTGCCTATCCCGGAGCAGCGCGCGCGCTATCTGATCGGCCCGGACGGCCAGCTGACGCGCGCGGCGTAGGAGAGATCGCGTGGCCGATGTAACGATCGTCATCCGCTATAAGGACACCAGCGCGTCCGACCGCCAGAAGACGTCCGACGGCCTGAAGGGCATCGGCGACGCGGCGGGCGGCGCGGGGTCCAAGCTGACCGCGTTCGAGCAGATCACGACCGGCGCGCTGCGGAAGATCGGCGAGTTCGCCATCTCCAGCCTGGCCTCGGCCGGGCGCGCGCTGATCGGCTTCGTCGGCGACAGCGTCAGCAAGGCCGGCGACTACGAGCAGTCGATGAATATGTTCGCGGCTGTGTCGGGCGCCACGGCCGACCAGATGAGCGCGGCCGCGGCCGAGGCCAAGGCGCTGGGCGCGGACCTGACGCTGCCGGCCACCAGCGCGGCCAGCGCGGGCGAGGCGATGACGGAGCTGGCCAAGGCCGGGTTGTCGGTCGACGATGCGCTGGCGGCCGCCAAGGGCACGCTGCAGCTGGCGGCGGCGGGCAACCTGTCCGAGGCGCAGTCGGCCCAGATCGCGGCCGCCGCGCTGAACGAGTTTCACCTCCAGGGCAGCGAGGCCACGCGGGTGGCGGACCTCCTGGCCGCCAGCGTGAGCGCGTCCGGCTCGAGCGTCGAGCAGACCGGCCAGGCGGTGCAGCAGGCCGGCGCGTCGTTCGCGGCCGCGCACGTCCCGATCGAGGACTTCGTCACGCTGGTCAACGAGATGAGCAAGGCCGGCATCAAGGGCTCGGACGCCGGCACCTCGCTCAAGACGATGCTGATGCGGCTCCAGGCGCCGACCGACGAGGCCGCCGGCGCGCTGCGCGATCTGGGCGTGAACATCTACGACGCGAACGGTGCGATGCTGCCGATGCGCGAGATCATCGGCCAGGTGAGCGGCGGGCTGACCGGGCTGACGCAGAAGCAGCGCGACCAGGCGGTCGTCACGATCTTTGGCGCCGACGCGCAGCGGGCCGCCAACATCGTGCTGGCCGGCGGCGTCGAGCAGTACGACAAGATGCGCGAGAAGGTCACCGTGTCCGGCGCGGCCGCCACGCTCGCGGCGGCGCGGATGAAGGGCCTGAACGGCGCGGTCGAGGGCCTGAGCAGCCAGGTCGAGACGCTGGCGCTGGAGGCGATCGAGCCGCTCCTGCCGCTCATGACCGCCGGCGTCGAGCGCGCCTCGGCCTTCGCCGCCAGCCTCCAGGGCAGCCTCGGCCCGGCCGTCTCCGACACGATCGACTTCCTGTCCACCGCCGGCCACATCGTCAGCGAGCTGTTCGTGCCGGCCGTGACCACGGCTACGGCCGCCGTCGTGATGTACGGCGCCGCCGCGCTGGCGCCGATGCTCGTCAACCTGCCGGCGATGACGGCCGTGCTGATCTATCAGACCGGCGCGTGGATTGCGAACGCGGCGGCGGTGGCGCTGGCGGCGCTGCCCTACGTCGCCGTGGCCGTGGCGATCGGCGGCGTGACGCTGGCCTGGCAGCAGTTCAACGAGAAGGTGACGAGCGCCACGCAGGCGCTCCTGACCAGCAAGCCCTGGTGGAACGACAGCACCGCCGCGATCGAGCGCTACGGCACGGCGACCGGCGAGGCCAAGGATAAGCTGGCGCCGTTCGCGGCCACCATCACGGAGCTGCGCAGCGAGATCGACCAGGAGGTCGAGTCGCTCGGCCGGCGGATGGCGGCCGGCGGCGTGAGCCAGGCGCAGTACGAGAAAGAGATGGCGGTGATCACGGCCCACAAGCAGGGGCTGATCCAGGTCACCGCGGCGTACACGGAGCAGGAGCAGGCGCTGATCCGCCAGACCGCCGCCACCCAGACCGGGACGGCGCGGCTGGAGGAGCTGCAGGCCGGCGAGCAGCAGATCCAGGCCGAGACGGAGCTGACCGCGAAGGAGTTCGAGAAGCTCGCCAAGCAGCTCGAGGACACCTTCAACAAGGGCGCGGCGGCGGTCGGCGACTACGTCAGCACCGAGGTTGCCTTCCTGGCCGACCTGGAGCGCTACCATCAGGACCACGACGCCAAGGCGCTCACGCAGCAGGCGCTGACCTACGCGCTGGAGAGCGCGGCCCAGAAGGCGCACCTGGGCCAGATGCTGATCGACTACACGACGACTCAGGTGCAGATGGGCAACATCCAGCGCGAGCGCGGGATGGCGATCATCGCCCAGATCGAGCAGCAGTTTGGCGTCCAGAAGGACCTGAGCGCGGCCACCTTCCTGGCGATGACGGCCGACATCGACCGGGCGGCGAGCAGCGGCGGCGCGGCGCTGGACGGGCTGGGCCAGCATCTGGGCGACGTCACCGCGAACGCGGTCGAGACGAAGGCCAAGATGGACGCGCTGGCCAAGGAGTACACCGCGACGCTGATCCACAACTTCGAGGCGGGCAAGATCAGCGCGGAGGATCTGCGGCGCGAGCTGCAGAATATCCCGGCCAAGGTCTACTCCGAGGTGGTGGTGACGAAGACCACCGTCGAGAAGACGATCAACGGCGAGGACCACGTGAGCACGCCGCAGGGCCAGTCGGGCTCGCGCGCGGGCGGCGGGCCGGTGATCTCGCAGACGCCGTACCTGGTCGGCGAGCAGGGGCCAGAGCTGTTCGTGCCGGATAGCTCCGGGCGGGTGATCCCGGCCGACCAGACGGCGGCCGCGCTGGGCGGCGGCGGCAACAGCTACACGCTGAACTACTACGCCGGCAGCGGCGTCTCGGCCGAGGCGGACGTGGCGCAGGCGCTGAAGATGCAGAGCATTCTGTTTGGGTAGGGGCTGCTATGCCGACACTTGAGGCCATCGCGCCGATCGGAACCTACACGCTCTCGGACGGCGCGCCCTTCGCGGTGATCTCGACGGAGGAGGGCGGGCCGCCGATCCGGCGCATCACGGACCGCGGGCCGCTCCAGGACGGCGACTCGGACCTGGACTTCCGGCTGGAGCCGCTGACCTGGCCGCTCGGCCTGCGCATCTACGCGGCGGACGCGGCCGCGCAGTACGACTCGCGGACGACGCTGCGGCGGATCTTCCGGCCCAGCAGAGTGCCGATCAAGATGCGCTGGACGCTGGAGAACGGCGACGTGCGCCAGATTGACTGCCACGTCAGCGGGAAGCTCGCCTTCGCGAGCGGCCAGCAGGACGGCTTCAGCCAGCGCTGCGTGGTCCCGCTCCGGGCGGCCGACCCGACCTGGTACGACCCGACCATCCAGGCGACGACGTTCGGCGTCGGCGGCGGGACGAGCGCCTTCACCGTGCCCGTGGCGGTCCCGGTCGGCGTCGGCGCGGCGACGGTCGATCAGACCCGCGCGATCGCCTACGCCGGCACGTGGCGCTCGTACCCAATCATCCAGGTCACCGGGCCGATCAACTCGCTCGTGATCACCAATAACACGACCGGCGACAAGCTCGACTTCACCGGCTACAACATCTCGGCCGGCGCGGGCATCACGATCGACTGCCGGCCCGGGGTGAAGACGATCATCGACACGGCGTCGGCGAACGTGATCGATAAGCTCAGCGACGACAGCGACCTGGCCACGTTCGCGCTCGAGGCCGACGCCGACGCGCCGGGCGGCGTGAACAGCATCCGCGTCACGGGCAGCTCGGCCACGTCGGCGACGGAGATCTACTTCAGCTATTACAACCGCTACGAGGGGGTCTGATATGCTCCAGTCCATCAAGCGCGCGCTCGCGTTCACGCTGATCAACCTCGTGGCGCTGCGCTGGCTGCTCTCGCTGTTCAGCCGGGCCGAGTCGTCGATCTGGTGGACGACCGGGACGACCGGCGACGGCGCCAGCACGTACACCGAGGCGCAGCTGACGACCTTCTTCAGCGACCTGTTCACGCCGAACACCACGATCACCGCGCCGCACGCCACGATGGGCGTGCTGCTCGGCGTGGGCAGCGAGCTGGCCGTGACGGGCGCGTCGAGCCCGGTCAGCGTGGCCACCGGCGCCGCGATCACCGAGGGCTACGCGTACCGCAACACGGCCGCCGTGAGCGTGGCGATCCCGACGCCGTCGAGCGCCACCCGGATCGACCGGATCGTGCTGCGCGTCAGCCACTCGACCACGCGCACCGTGCGCGTCACGCGCATCGCGGGCACCGAGGGCACCGGCACGGCGCCGGCGATCACGCAGGTGGCCGGGACGACCTGGGACATCAAGCTGGCCCAGGTGTCGATCACCACCGGCGGCGTGTGCACCGTCACGGACGAGCGCGCGTTCATCTACTTCGCCACCAAGGTCAGCACGGCGATGCTCGACGACGCGGGCGTGACGACCGCGAAGATCGCCGACAACGGCGTGTCGAACGCGAAGCTGCGCGACAGCGCGGCGCTCAGCCTGATCGGCCGCGCCAGCAACTCGTCGGGCGACCCGGCCGACATCGCGTCGGCCGCCGATGACACGCTGCTCGCGCGGATGTCGGGCGCGCTCTCCTGGACGTCGGTCATCACGCAGCTGCTGGCCAATGACGCGGTCGACGACACGAAGGTCGGCAACCGCGTGCCGCAGCTCTACCGGCGGCAGGGCGGCAGCGCGTCGAGCTGGTGGACCGGCGGGACGAGCACGCAGACGCCCGGCGCCGTGCGCGTCCAGGTCGGGACGATCGCGCTCGGCAACCAGGCGACCGGCAGCGGCGGCTCGGGCAGCGTGACGTTCCCGACCGCGTTCTCGAACGTGCCGTTCGTGATGATCGCGGGCAGCCCGCACCTGGTCGTCGCCGGGCTGCTGCGCGCGGGCACGTCGGTGGCCGCGCCGACCGCGAGCGGCTTCGACTACGAGTTTCAAAACAACGGCGGCTCGACGCAGGCGGCCTACCTGACGTGGATCGCCATCGGCCCAGAATAGGAACCGCGATGCAACGTCTCTCTCTACTGCTGCTGCTGCTGCTCGCCACCGTGGCTCTCCCGGCGCGCGCGCAGGCCCCCGCGCTGACCGTGGCGGCCGGCGCGAGCTACGTCGGCCAGCCGCCCGCCATCCTCCCGTTTGAGACCGGCCACGTCGTCCGCATCGGCGACGCGTTCGCCTACGACGTGGCCACCGACTGGCAGATCGGCGATACGCGCACGCTCACGATCACGCTGGACCCGCGCCTGGAGTGGACCACGATCGGGAGCCGGGCCTGCCGCGGCGACGCGCTCGGCCCGGTCCAGGTCTGCCCGGAGCCGGACGCGGTCTGGGTCTGGGTGCGCGTGCGCGCCGCGGGCGACGGCTCGCCGATCGTCACGCGGTTCGCGTACGGCGACGGGGCGCGCGACCTCGCGCTGCCGCTGGAGTCGCGCCGCCTCTTTTTGCCGCTGATCGCGCGCGAGGAGTAGCGATGGCCGGCGAGAGCTACATCGAGCTGCGCGATCTCACGACGGGCGCGCGGACCGCGATCGTCACCGCCGCCACCGGCAGCGGCGCGGCCGCGCGGAACGGCTTCCTCACGATGGACTGCCGGCGCGTGGTGAACGCGCCCGGGCTGCTGCAGTTCGACGTGCCCGGCGACTTCCCGGGCCTCTGGGCGCTGGCCGACAAGACGCAGGCGATCCTCTACCGGCGCGACGTGGCGCGCGGGGTCGACTGGTACAAGGAGTTCGTCGGCCTCATCCGCGACACGTCCTACCGCAGCCAGCGCGGGCAGCGGCGCGTCACGCTGTCCTGCCCGGGCCTGCTCTCGATCCTGTCCTGGTATCACGTGCTCTGGCCGGCCGGCGTCGCCAGCCGCACGGCGTTCACGTCCGCGAAGGCCGAGACGATAATGAAGACGCTGACGACCTACAACGCGGTGGCGGCCAGCGCGACCACGGGCGCCGGGCGCGACCGGAACGCGCGCGACTACGGCGTGAGCGTGGCGGCCGACGCGGCGGGCGGCAACACGATCGACTGGTCGGCCAGCCGCGCGCACACGCTCCTGGAGGAGCTGCAGGGGCTGGCGCTGGTCGGCGGCGGCGACTTCGACCTGGCCTACGCGTCGAGCACGTCGCGCGAGCTGCGCTTCTACGCCGGCCAGCTCGGCACGGACCGGTCCGCGTCGATCACGTTCGCCGAGGTTTTCGGCAATATGGACAACATCCAGTTCGCCCGCGCGCGATCGTCCGAGCGCACCGCCGCGCTCGTCGCCGGCGCCGGCCAGGAGTCCGCGCGGACCACCACCGTGCGCACCGGCACGAACTACAGCAGCACGAACGATATTGAGACATTCGTGGACGCCAAGGATCTGGGCGCGGCCGACTCGGCGTCCGCGCGACAGGCCCGCGGCGACCGGCGGCTCGACGAGCTGGAGTCGCGCGACGCGTTCGCGTTCGATGTGGTGCAGACCTCGGGCACCTACTACGGGCCGAGCGGCGTCGGCAGCTACACGCTGGGCGACCTGGTGAGCGCCGTGCGGCCGGACGGCGTGGCCGTGACGCAGCAGGTGTACGCGGTGTCGATCGGCTGGCGGGCGGGCGAGCTGGAGGCGGTGAAGGTGGAGGTCCGCACGCGATGAGCGAGACGAACGAGCTGCTGGCGCGCGAGCTGCGCGCGCTCCGCGGCCGCGTGGCGGCGCTGGAGGCGGTCGAGCTGCCGGCGATCGCCAGCGGCACCTGGACGCCGGCATTTCTGGGCACCGGCACGGCCGGCACGTTCACCTACGCCGGGCAGTCGGGCGTCTGGGCGCGGATCGGCCGGCGCGTCGTCGTCCACGCCTACGTGCAGATCAGCGCGATCGGCGGGGCGCCCACGGGGAATATGCGCATCAGCGGACTGCCGCTGACCGTCGCCAGCGTCGGGATGGACTTCAGCCTGGCGATCGGCTGGGCCGACCGGATCAACACGTCCGCGAGCGTCGTCCAGCTCACGGCGCTGGCGCTGCTTGGGACGACGCAGATCGGGCTGTTCGAGGCGTTCGACAACGCCGCGGTGGCCGCGCTCCCGGCCGCGAACTTCACAAACGCGAGCGCCGGGCTGGAGCTGAGCGGCGAGTACTGGACGACCTAGACAGCACGGCGCCCCTGGACTGCTCCAGGGGCGCCGTGCGCGCGTGCGGCGGGCGAGGGCTGGGCTAGACGACGATCGGCCGCTTGTCGGCGTCGAGCTCGCGGAAGCGCGGCGCCTCCGGCTGCGTGGGCAGCACGAACAGCGCGTCGTAGATCGCGCTGGCCTCCTTGTAGCGGCTGCTCTCGCCCTTCGACACATCAAAGCCCGCCCGGATCGTCGAGGCCTTCGTCGCGCCCGGCGTGCTCACCTTATGGTAGATCATCCTCGTCACCGCCAGCCGCTGATCGTCGTTCAGCACGAACGCACCGGTTCGATCGTCGGTTCGGCTCTCTGATGCGGCGTTCGACCGGTTCGATGGTTCGAGTTCGCGGTTCGAACGCGCGTTTTCGGCCGACTCGGGAACCGAACGCGCGGCGCGGGCGTGCGCGGCGGCCTCGTCGCGCGACATAATGTAGCGGTCAATCCAGCGGCGCACGCGCGTCGGCCCGCCCTCGACCTCGGGCTGCGTAAGGTAGACATACACACCGATCAGCGTGAAGACAATCACGCTGGTCCAAAAGGCCTGCGACACGCGTGCAGCGTCCATTGGTTTACCTCTTTCCGCCCCGAAGCGCGTAGCCGACCATCGCTTCGAGGCCGAATGTGAGCGGGATAGCCAGTACAGCCTGTACATATTGGCCGAGCGCCGCGATCCACGTGATCGTGCCAATGCCGAAAAACGTTGTGCCGTAATCATACGAGCTGCTGGCGGTGGCGGCCGCCCAGAGCCAGAGCGGGATCGGTCGCCCACTCAGTTTACGCCAAATAAAGCTGATCTGCAAGCACGAGCTGGCGATGACGCCCACCCAGGGGATCAGCGGCTGCGTAGTGGGCAGCCCGCGCACCTGGACGGGCACGGTGAACGTGATCGAGGTGGCGGCCGCCCAGAACAGCCGGCCGCTGTCGTTGAAGCTGTTCGCAAACACGCCCAGCCCGATCACCGAGAAGCCGCCGTTGATCGCCCAGAACACGCCGCCGAACGCGATGACGGCCAGCCAGAGCCCGGCCCGCCCGACGAGCAGATCCACATCCCGCGGCCCGCGCGGGCCGCCGCTCGGCATTGGCTTCATTGTAACTGCCATTACGCTGCCTCCTGTATCCGATCCGTGGTCCAGTTGCGGATCGACTTCTCACTCACGCCCAGCCCGCCGCCGATCGCGCGCAGGCTAACCCCGGCGTCGCGCAGGTTCTGGGCGATCGCCTTGACGTCCAGCGCGGACGCGCGCCGCAGCTGCTCCAGCTCGTTCTCCAGCGCCGCCGCGGCCCGCTCGGCCTCGTGGGCTTGCGCCTCACGCGCTGCGGAGCGCTTCCGCTCGGACTCGAGCGCGCTGCGTACCTCGTTCAGCAGCTCCTGGAGCTTATCGCCCTCCGCGTCGAGTCGCTCGTTCTCCTTGCGGAGCAGTTGATTAGTGATGCGAAGCTCCTCCTGGTCCGCTGCGGACTGCGTGGCCGCCTGCGCGGACTGGGCGCGCTCGGTCTCCAGGTCCGTGCGAACCTCCTCCAGCTCCAGCGCGGACTGCCGGCGGAAGTCAAAGAACTCGCGCCCCTGCTCGTCGAGCCGCGTGCGGAGGATGTTCCGCTCGCGCAGCCACGCCCAGTGCAGCGCGCGGACGAAGCGGACGAACGTGCGGAGGCGCTCGGCCCGCCGCGCGGACTGCTCGCGCGCGATCTCCAGCTCCGCGTAGGCCGTGCCCAGCTCGGCCGCGTGGCCTGCGGACTGCATCGCCATATCGGCGGCCAGCTGCGCGGCGTACTGCCGCTCGGACGTCGCCTGCGCGCGGGCATCGGCTAGGCTGGCGCGTGTGGCGCGCAGCGCCCCCACGAGCTTTGTGATGCGACCGCGCCAGATCGCCAGCCGGCGCCGCAGCCGATCCGCCCGCCCGCTGCGCAGCTGCCCGAAGCGCGTGGCGGCCGCGAAGGTGAACAGCGCGACGGCGATCGAGGCCATCGCCAGAAACAGCACCACGAGCGCGCGGGTCCAGCCCGGGTTATGTTCGGCGATCGCCCGAAGGTCCGACGACGGCGGCAGCTTGGCCACGATCCTGGCCACGAAGTCGGCCTGGCCGGCGAAGTAGTTCGCCAGCGTCTCCAGGAGCAGAAACACGCCCATCCCGGCGAAGTAGGGCGCCTTCCGCCAGCCGCGCTCGAGCGTGCCGGCGGCGTCGAGGCCGACGATCCCGAGCGCCACGACGGCGATAAACACGGCCGCCAGCCGCTCGTCGACCAGGTACAGGAAGAACTGGTACGCGCCGTGTGAGCTGATAATCGACGCGCCGAGCGCCAGCAGGATGAACAGCGCCAGTCGGGCGTCGAGGTAGGTGCGCAGTGTTTTCATAGCCAGTCCTCCCAGTCATCATCGCTCGGCCGATCCTGCCGGCTGATCTTCCATCCCAGCGCCAGCGCCAGCGCGGCGCCGAGCGCGCAGATGATCGCGATCGTCGTCGTGCTCATAGCGACAGATCCCCCTCCCACGTCCACAGGCCGAGCGCGCCCTTTGCCGGGATCGGCGTGGGCAGTCGGCGCACATCGGTCAGCAGCCAGGCGAAGCGGCCCGGCGTGTAGTCGCCGAAGGCAACTTCGGGAAGACCGACATCAACCAGCGTTCGCGCATCGCGATACACCTCGCGCCCGGTGCGTGGATCGCGTTCGATCCGGAAGCACCCGCGCAGTTCAGTGGCCGCCACGATCGCGCCGTAGGGCAGTGCGTCGATCGCTGACACGGGCCAGTAGCCGGCCGATTCGAGCGCCTTATCGAAATAGTCCGATCGGCACCGCGCAATCATCTCGCGCCGCCCGCCCAGTCCAAGCCCGGCCGCCGCGTGAATGAGCAGCGGCCCGCGAAACATCGTATACCAGCTGCGAGTCTCGATCCGCTTGGCGCCGATCGCTACCAGAGTGGCCCACGGCTGCGTCAGTGTCAACACCTTGTACTTCATCGTCCCCCTCGTCTCTCCATCGCCTGCGCCACCGGCCGGCGCGGCTCGTCCTGCGGCGGCGCGGCCAGCTGCCCGCGCTGCAGGCTCTCGCCGATGTACTCCAGGATATCGCGGATGTCCTCGTTGTCGTCCAGCATCCCGTCGAACGGCAGCGCGCAGCCGCTGACCGTCTGCACCGTGCCGGCCACCTCGCGCAGCGTGCGGTCGATCCCGCCGACGAGACTGCGCATCACGCTGGCCAGCTCCTCGCGCTCGTCCACGGTCAGATTGGCGAAGCCTATGAGCGCCTTCTCCTGAGCGCGCAGCAGCGTCGAGCGCAGGATCGCGATGTCGGCCTGGGTCTGGAGCTCGTAGCGCTTCACCAGATGCGCCTGGCGCACCTGCTCGACCAGCTCGTCGCTCGACACCGGCGTCCAGAGCAGCGCCGGGATGATGATGAAGCCGATGATCCCGATAAACACCTGCTGATAGACGAGCCCGCTCTCGGCCACGACGGGCTGCGAGGCCCAGTAGCTCCACTGGAGCTGAAACGAGTAGTACAGCAGGTAGACGGAGCAGGCGATCACCACCGCGTAGCCGGTCGTCCGCATATTCACCTTCTGAAGCAGCATCCCGCCCGGGCTCCACGGGATCAGGAAGCTGACCAGACTGGGCGGCGCCAGCACCAGGATCGCGGTGAACGCGGCCGCCACCACGCGGTTATCGGGGATCAGCGTGGACTGCACGCCCCACCAGTAGACCGCCGACGCGCCCATCCCGACCAGCGCCAGCAGCGCCAGGATCTGTTTGCTGGTGAACTGTCCGCCGCGGCGGCCGCGCGCCTGGCGCTGCATCATATCGAGAAACTGACTCATAGCCGCACCGTGAGCGCGGCGAGCGCGGCCACCGTGGCGAGCAGCGCGGCGAGCGGGCTGGCGGCCAGGATCAGCAGCGCGCCGGCGCCGGTGAGGATCAGCAGTCCAGCCAGAAGGAGTACAAAGAGGTTGTCCATCGTTCGCCCTTTCCGGCGTGCTATAATCAGCACGCTCCTGAAGTGAAGCTCAGGGCCGCGCCCGGCAGTGGTTGCACACTGGCCGGGCTTTGTTGTTTGGAGTTACTTACGTAGGTCGATGCCCATAATGCGGGCCGCCTCGACAAAACCAGAAAGCTCGGCCTGTAGTCGATCGCGCTTGGCCTTCGCCCAGTCGCTATTGGTATGGCCGTAGCGCTCCAGGTAGTGCGCGATCTCCTCCTCCAGGTCATTAATGCGTGCGGTATACTCTGCGCGTTGAGCACACAGAGCTTTAAAAGCTGCTATTGTGATTTCCATTTTCCGCTCCCTCCTCTGGAGTAATCGTGGAGTAAACGCTACTCCACCTTGCGCACCTTCACGGACTTCCGTTCGTGCAATGCGGCGTCACAGTGCGCCGCGTCTCGCTCGCGGCCCCTCGTCCGACGTGTACCCCCTGTTTCCTAAACCGTTTGTCGGCCGTTCGAGTCGGCCCGAGGGTACCACCTAAAACCACTAGTGACGATCGGCCGGTGGAGTAGTCGTGGAGTAATCCGACTCGCCGGCCGATCGAAACAGCACCACCGCCTCCAGCCCCAGCGCCGTCAGCACCTTCGGCCCGGGCGTCCGCCGGCCCGCCAGTACGTCGCTCAGATACGCCTCGCTCACGCCGATCGTCTCGGCGTAGGCGCGCTGTGAGCCGGCCTGACTGGCGGCCGCGCGAAGCTGGCTGATCACCTGTTGTTCGGTTAACATTGCAACTCCGCGTATGCGCGTATATGCAGTAGTATAGCATACGTGTCAAGCGGGGTCGCGGCCCTCCGTGGCCGGCGTCGGCGGGGCGGGCGCGGTCAGCAGCGCCCCGATCGCGTTCGCGGCCGCGCGGTTCACCTCCGGCACGGCGTGCGCGTAGATCTCCATCGTGGTGCTGATCTGCGAGTGTCTCAGGATCTCCATCATCACCTTCGGGTGGACGTTCAGCGTGACGAGCAGGCTGGCGCACGAGTGGCGGAGATCGTGGAAGCGGATGTCGGGCAGCCCCGCGTCGGCCAGCGCGCGCTTGAACGAGCGCACGACGTTGCGGCCGCCGTAGGCCGTGCCGCGCGTGGTCGGAAACAGCAGGCCGTGGTCCTTCCAGCGCCGGTCCCTCCGCTCCTCGGCCACGCGCGCCAGCTGGCGCTCGAGCACGGCGATCAGCACGTCCGGGATCGGCACGGTCGCCTCGCTGCCCTCCGACTTCGGCGCGATGCGCACCTGGCCCTTGCCCTTCTGATACTGCCGCTGGCCGGCGATGGTCAGCGTCTTGGCGGCCAGGTCCACGTCGCAGATGCGCAGGCCCAGCACCTCGCCGCGCCGGAGGCCCAGGAGCAGCGCGGTCCAGTAGATCGCCTCCAGCCGATCGCCCGCCACCGACGCCAGAAACGCGCGGCACTGCTCGGGCGTCAGCGCGCGCTGCGGGGGCGGCTTCGGGGCGGTGCGCGGGACGGTGACATCGCGGAAGGCCGCGTGGGCCAGCGGGTGCGTCTTCGCGCAGCCGGCCGTGGCGGCGCGGCCGCACGCGCGCACGTTGCGGATCGTGTTGCGGGCCTTGCCGGCCGCGTGGAGCTCGTCGAGCAGGCGCTGGACGTGATGCCTGGTCAGCTTGGCCAGTTGCAGCCCGCCGAGCGCGGGCTTGAGATGATCCTTGACGAGCTGCGTGTAGGAGAGGTGTGTGGAGTAGCGCGCGCGGGCCTGCACGTCGAGCAGCCAGCGGTCGAGGTGCTCGGCCACGGTCAGCTTCTCGGGCGCCAGGTCGAGGCCCTGGCTCTCGGCGATCAGCTGCTGCTTCAGCCAGGCCACGCAGGCGCGCTCGGTGACCTCACGATGCTTCTTGTAGCGGACCTTGCCGTTCGGCAGCGTGCCGATCGCGATCCGCGCCTCCCAGTTGCCGTCCTTATCCTGGTAGATGCTCCCCGTGCCGCTGGCGCGGCGCCCCTGCCCTCTGCGTGGTGGCACATCGGCCCTCCTTCACTCTCTGGCCCCGTCCCCCTGCATCAGCTCGTACACGGCGCTGCCCATCACGCGGACGCCGCGCAGCAGGCCCAGCCGCGTCGCGCGCAGCCGCCCGCTGCGCACCAGCGCGTACACGGTCTTGTCGCTGGCCTTCAGATAGCGCGCCACGTCGGGCACGGTGTAGGCCAGCTGCGGGTCCAGCGGTTCAGGGGCGGGGGTGCGTGCGTCGATATCCATATTCTATGCCTCACTGTCAAGAGGGGCGCTGCGCGCCACTCACGCGGGTGTGAGGCGCGCAGCGCCCCTGAGCCACGCCCTATTCGTCGTCGGCGTCCTCGTCCACGTCCTCGTCAAAGTCGCCATAGTCGTCGTCCACGTCCGCCACCCGGACGACCGGCGCCGGCGTTTCCTTGATCCGCTCCGGCTCCGGCGGCGGCAGCGCGGCGGCCAGCTTCGACAGGTCGCCGTCAGAGCAGTCGATCACCACCGCGCCGTGCTCGGCGGCCGCGCGGGCAGCCACGCGCTGAGCGTAGGCCAGTCGGAGCTTGCGCGCTTCACCCTCCGCGTTCGTGTGCGTCAGGCTGACGCCCAGCGCGTCGCGGTCAATCGGCGCGTCGTTCGGCAGGATGACCACGAGCGCAGGCGGCGGCAGCGCGCCACGATTGCCGTAGCGATCGTGATAGGTGCGCAGCACCTGGAAGCGCGGCTCGGCCGAGTACTTGGCCGCGCGGCCGTTCGACTCGAGCGCGTTGTCAATCTGCGCGTGCACCTCCTCGCGCGCCACGCCCCAGAGGAGATCGGTGATTGTCTCAGGGTTATCATCCGGATCGATCTCGGCCGTGAGCGTAATGTGCGGCTTGACGTTCGAGTACCCCGGCAGGCTCTGCGTCTCGCCGTAGCTAACGGTGACCTGGGTGATTCGCATAACAGCCTCCTTCCAAAAAGAAAGCCCCCGGGCGGCCTTTCAGCTGTGATTTCTTCTATATACCATTACGGAAGAACGGCCAGCCTCCGCCCGGGGGTGCCACTATTGTACCACGAATGGAACAAAGTGCAACAACGGATTGCATCTGTGCAATCAGCCGACAAGGAACGGGACGATCACCCGCCGCGCCCGCCCCTCGCGGTCGTTGAACGCGACGTAGCCGGCGTCGCGCAGCACGCGCAGGCTGGCCGCCACTGTGCCGTAGGACGACTCCGGCGCGCCGATCGCCAGCGCCAGCTCCTTCGCGCTCGCGCCCGGCTGGCGGCTCACGGCGGCCCAGACGCGCCGGATGAAGTCCAGGCTGGGCGCGGAGCCGTAGCGCGCCTCCATCGCCGTCGTGCGGCTCACTGCGGCCACCCGTGGAGGATGATGTGCAGCAGCCGCCCGGCCAGCAGCAGCAGCGCCAGATTGAGCAGGATCGCGAGGACGAGCGCCACGGGCGGCAGCGCATCGTAGGGCAGCGCCAGCACGATCGCCAGGTCGACGAAGAACAGCGGGGCCTCGATCAGCAGCGTGCGGTCAGCGTCGCTCACGGCCGGCCTCCGATGCTCTGGATCGTGCTCCCTCCGCAGATCTGCGCGAGAATGCACAGGTCAGCGGTCGGGCAGTGCGGGTAGATGCACACCGGGCCGCCGCTGGACACGACGTCCACGCGCGCGACGCTGGCGGCCGATGAGTAGCCCTCCGGGTAGCGCTCGCGCAGCTTGGCGATGTTGCGCTCGGCCACCTCGTCGAGCCCGACGCCGAGCTTGCTCGCCAGCGCGGCCAGATACCAGAGCACGTCGCCCAGCTCCTTGACGAGCTTGTCCGCGTCGAGCGCGTGGCGGTGGAACACGGCCTTCTTGATCGTGTCGGCCACCTCGCCCGCCTCGCCGGCCAGCCCGAGCGCGTTCCACACGAGCATAATCTCGTGCGGCGTGTACTCGGCGTCCGGGCTGTCGATCAGCGTCCGGGCCGCCTGGGTCTGATAGTCGTTGAATTGCATTCCTACCTCCCTATGCCGCGCTAGGCGGCGTCTTCAAACATTGGCAGCGCACTGATAGGCCGCGCCCTGGGGCGGCGTACCGGCTGACCAAACGTCGGCTGGATCCGCCGCACAATTTCCTCGCACTGCCGCTGGTCGCGCTCGATCCCGACCGCCAGCCGGCCCAGCTGGCGCGCTGCCAGCAGCGTCGTCCCCGTGCCGCAATAAGGGTCAAGGATGAGATCCCCCGGCTCGCTGAACAGCGCGATCAGCGTCTCGATCAGCTCGGACGGCTTCGCGGTCGGGTTGTAGGGGTCGCTGACGCGGTTCACTCGCCACACGGCGCGGTTGCCGCCGCCATTCCAGCGCATCCGCCCGCCCGCGCGGTGGAAGATCCCGATCGCCTCCCAGCCCTGCGCTGGCCGGTCTCCAGTGAACTGCGGCGCCCCGTTCGGCTTATCCCAGATCCCGAAGCGCACCGGCCGAAGGAACGCCGGCGGGAGATGCTCGAGCTCCGCGTAGTGATGCCAGTCCATACTGGCAACAACCCAGCGCCGCGCGAGATAGCCCATCCGATCGAATGCGGTGCGCAACTGGCCGGGCGTGATTGCGTCGAAGGTGATCAGCGGCTGACCCTCGTTGCCGCCGCTGAGCCACTCGGCGCCGGCGACATCCGGATTGGTTCGCGCGCCCTCGTGCGTCGAGCTGGCGAACGGTGGATCGGTAATCACCACGTCCACGCTGCGCTCGGCCCAGTAGGGCAACACGTCCTCGTTATCGCCGCAGTAGAGGATCGTCTGCTCATCCTGATAGAATGGTTTCATCATACCGCCACCTCTCCCACAATGACCGCGTCCACAATCGCCAGCGCTATGGCCAGCGCGTCCGATGCGTGCTCGCCCGTGACGCCGTAGCTCGCGGCGAAGGTCTGCATCGTCGTCTTGTCGCTGTTGCCGGCGCCCGAGAGCGCCTTCTTGGCCGACGCCGGCGCCACCTCCTGCCAGGGCAGCCCGCGCGCCGCGACGACGGCCAGGATCGCGCCAGAGACGCGCGCCTGCGGGATGACCGCGTTCGCGCTATCGACGCGCCGGCCGCCCTTGCCCGTGAAGCGCTTCACCACGGGCGACTCGATCGCGATGGCGTCGGGCGCGTGCGTGTTCAGCAGCGCGTAGATGAACTGCTGCGCTCCGAGGCAGCGATTGGAGATCCGGCCAGCGAGGATGAGCTCCCCGCTGGCCTCCACCGTCCGGCCGCGCAGCACGCACCAGCCGATCGTGGTGCTGCTGGCGTCCAGGCCCAGCACGCGCGCGCTCACGATGCGTCCTCGGACGGCTGGCGCTGGCGCGGCGCGCGGTGCACGGTGGCCGGGCTATCGGGGTGCGTCTTATTCCACTCCTTCGCCACCTCGTCGAACACGTCCCCGGCGAACTGCGAGGTCCCGTCGCTGCGCAGGGCGCCGGCGCGCCACACGCGCTCCATCGGCGTCGAGGTTGGCACGCTCGTCACCGCCACCATCCGCCGGCGCTCGACCTCCTCCTCCTGAGTGCGCTTGATCTTCACATCGATGCCGAGCGCGCGGTCGGTCAGCGCCACGGCGATCTCGTCGCGGATGCCCGCCGCGTCCTGGTCGCCGCACTCGATCGTCAGCACGATCCCCCTGGTCGGCAGCTCGCCGATCGCCAGCACGCGGCGGTACGCGTCGAGCATTCCCGCGTCGGTCCCGCCGTGCTCGATGTCCTTCGTGATTGTGATCTGGATCTTGGTCGCCACTGGTTGCCTCCTATCGATTGCGGCCGGGCACAGCGCCGGCCCGTGCTACCCCTCGTGATCGGCCGGCGCAGCCTGCTCTCTGCGGTTGCGGAGGTCCACGAACTTCTGCAGGTCGCCGAACGTGCGCGCCCAGTCCAGGAAGCTCTTTTTGATCCGGTCCCAGGCCGCCTGCTCGCACCAGTCCGGCGCGTCGGCGCACTCGTAGCGCAGCGTGTTCGCCAGCTTGGCCGCGCTCGACTTCGGCGTGCAGCCGGCCGCGCGCAGCTTGCGCCAGATCGCGTCCTCGACGCGGTGGCAGTCGACGATCGAGCGCCGCAGCTGCGCGGCGGTGACGTACTTGGACGGCTTATGCGATACCGGCTCGTCGGCCTCGACGGTCGGCTCGGCGCCGATGAAGGTGGCCTGCGTGCTCATCGTGGGTACTCGCTCCACTCGCGCCCGTCGAGCAGGCGGCCGGCGGCGCGCTTGCCGAGCGATAACAGGTGCACTCCGCCGCGTAGATGCGGGCCCGGGCCGCCATTCCAATCAAGATCGGTGATTGTGTTATCTGGTAGCGCGATGGGGGTACGGCCGTCTGGGTCATCCATACCGCCATACGGCACACCTAGCGCGGTGCGCGCGTCGCCGTTTGCTGGCGCAAATTGCCCCCACTGCTTGAAGTGGAACGCGACGCCGGCGGCCTGGCACTGGTCGCGCAGCGAGCGGGCCCAGCCGGGGTGCATCGGGCGCGCCCCGTGGCCGCTCTCACCACCGCAGATCACCCAGGAAATACCGTCGAGCATCGCCGGGCGGGCCGCGTCGCCGGCATCCATCAGTCGTAGCATATCGGCCACGTCAGCGGCCTTCGGGCGAAAGCTGACTGGCCCCAGGAGGGGCTCGCACGAGAGGAACCGCACGTGCGCGGGGATTTGCAATAGCTCGGGGATGCGCTCGTCAGCGGCCGCCTGGTTCTCCACGCTCGTGCCGATCCACACCCACGGCGGCAGATCCTGGAAACCCCGCCCTGCGGCGATCAGCTGCGGCTTGACGTTCTGCGGCCGCTTGGTCAGCAGCAGCCAGTCCAGCTCCGGCGTGTCGGATATCAGATCGAACAGCCGCGCGCGGGCGGCCTGCACAAGCGGCCAGGCCTCGTCCGGCATTGTCTCCGGCCCCTCGAACACGTCCGCCAGGCTGGCGCAGAACACGCGCCGGCGCTCGCCGGCCGCACGGGCCGCCGCAGCCCACTTCAGCGGCTGCCTCCAGTAGCTCTCCGCTGCCACCACGCGCGAGCCGCGCGGCCCCCAGATGCCCAGCACGCCGGGGTTGCGCTTGCTCATCACGTCGGCGTAGCAGTGCTTACAGCCCTCCGACACTTTGGTGCAGCCACGCCAGGGGTTGAACGTGTGGTGCGTCCACTCGATGTTGCTATCCTGCCCCATTGGTTGCCTCCCTCTGTCCTATTGTCATTACGCCCGCCCAGAATGCCGCCGAGTCCTGCCGCGCCGTCTGGCAGCGCTCCAGCGTGACGTGGCGGTACGTCGGCAGCGCGCGCCGCAGCACCTGGTCATACTCCTCCGCCACCGTCACGCGCTGGCCGGCGACGGAGCAGCCGCACGTCGCGCAGAGCCCGGCGGCCGGGCCGTCCGTCGTCCGCATCTCAGTAGCCCTCCGCGTCGCGGTACGTCAGGTCGCCGAAGCACGTCGTGGCCGCGTCGAAGCGCATCGGCACCACGCCCACGGGGCCGTTGCGATGCTTGGCGATGTGCAGCTCGGCGATGCCCTTCTTATCGGTGTCCTTGTCGTACAGCTCCTCGCGGTAGATGAACAGCACGATGTCGGCGTCCTGCTCGATCGAGCCCGACTCTCTCAGGTCCGAGAGCATCGGCACCTTGCTCTGACGAGCCTCCACGCCGCGCGAGAGCTGACTGAGCGCGATCACCGGGCAGTCCAGCTCCTTGGCCAGCGCCTTCAGCCCGCGCGAGATCTCGCTCACGGCCTGCACGCGGTTGTCCACGTTCTCGCCGGCCACGCTCATCAGCTGCAGGTAGTCGACGATGATCGCCAGCTTGCGCCCGCGCTCGGCCTGCACGCGGTAGGCCTCGGCGCGCACGTAGGCCAGCGAGGCCGCCGGCGTCTCGTCGATCGCGATCGCGAGGTCGGCCAGGTGCGCGAGCGTCTCCAGATAGGCGCTGGCCTCCTCGTCGTTCATCCGCAGCGTGCGGATGCGCATACTGTCGATCCGACTGTGCATCGCCTCCATCCGCTGCACCAGCTGATCGCGGCTCATCTCCAGGCTGAAAATCAGCACGTCGCGGTCGGACCCGGCCGCCATCCCGTGCGCCAGATTGATCGCCAGCGCGGTCTTGCCGACACTCGGCCGCGCGGCCAGGATGATCAGGTCCTGATCCTGGAAGCCGAGCGTGATCTCGTCCAGGTCGCGGAAGCCGGTGCGCACGCCCTGGCCGAGCTGCGCGCCGTCGCTGCTGCGCTCGAGCCGCGCGTACTCGCGGTCGGTCAGCTCGGCCAGGAACCGCAGCCCGCTGGCGGACGCCCGCAGCTGGATCTGCGCGATCTCCTTCTGCGCGCTGCCGATCAGGTCGGCCGTGTCGAGCTGGCCGGCGTAGGCCGCCCGCGCGATCGCGCCGGCCGCGCGGATGAGCTGGCGCTGGACGTGCGCGCGCTCGATCTGGCGCGCGAAGTACTCGGCCTGCGACGGCAGATGCTCGTTGCCGAACAGGTCGGCCAGCGCGGCCGCCCCGCCGACCGCGTCGAGCTGGCCGCGCCCGCGCAGGTCCTGCAGCACGCCCGACGCGCTGACCGGCTCGCCGCGGCCGTGCAGCCGCACGAGCGCGGCCCAGATCGCGCCCAGCGGCGCGGAGTAGAACATATCGGCCGTCAGCCACGGGGCCAGCAGCGGCAGCACGGGCGCCTGCAGCGGCTCCATATGGTGGCCGGCCAGCACGCACGCCAGCACGGCGCGCTCGGCGTCCAGGTTCTGTGGAAGCTCCGTCATTTACTCCTCCGTTGTTGCGCCGCCCGCGCTGCCAGGTCGGCGGCGCTGATCGGCTGGTCGGGTAGGTTTGGCCTGGTCGGCGGCGCCAGCGGCGTGCGCGTGGCCTGGGGGCTGGCGCCGCGCGCGGATGGGCGGGCCGCCGGCACGCCGTCGCGATACCAGTCGAGCATCCCCTCGACGTTCGTGTAGCGGTTGCCGCGGCCGACCCAGGCCTCGACGGCGACGCGCCAGCGGTCGAGGCTGGCGCCGTCGCGGGAGACCTTCGCGGCGATCGTGGCCGCGTGCGCCTTCTGGGGCCGGTAGCCGGTGATCTCGCGGTAGAGGAGTGACGCCGGGTGCGTCTGGTTCGGGTCGCTCACCCCACGCGCAGCGGCCGGCGCGGGCGCGGCGTCAGCCCCCTCTCTCCTCTGTAAGATTCTTTGATCTGTACTTCTCTTATCTATGTATATGTGCGGGTTTTCCGTATACGGTAAAGCCGGAAATGGTTGCGCGGCGTCCTGATGCGGAATGCTCGGATCTACCATTTCCGTGTTTTCCGTATCTGGTAAAACCGTATCCGGCTTTTCAGGAAATGGTTGCGTGGCATCAGCGTGCGGCGTAGCCATTTCCGGGTTTTCAGTAAATGGCACCTCGTACACGCGGTACGGACCCCACTCGAACGTGCCGTTCGCCTGGTGCACGCGGTCCCGGTGCAAATAGCCGGCGGCGCGCAGCTCCTTCAGGATGCGATAGATCCGATCGCGGCCGCAGTTGCCCGCGCGCTGAAGGTCGTCGGGCCGCACCTCCCAGTCGCCCGGCTTGCTCAGCAGGTACGCCAGAATGCCGCGCGCCTCGAAGGTCAGCCGCTCGTCCTGCGCCAGCGCGCGGCTGATAGCGAAGTAGGCGTGCGCCCCGTCGCGCGGCGCGCGGATAACGGTGATACGGTCGGACATAGAACGCCTTCCTGGAATGTGATCCATCTATGCAACGTCTGGGCAGCGCTAGGCGCACTCGGCCAGATGCGCGGCCAGCCGCGTGGCGATGTCGGGGTGGCTGCGCAGCGTGCGCAGCGCCTCGGCCTCGATCCGCCGGGCGCGCTCGCGGGTGATGCCAAACGCGGCGCCGACCTCCTCCAGCGTGTGGCGCTCGCGGTCGGCCGTCAGCCCGTAGCGCATCCGCACGATGTCGCGCGCCCGGTCGTCGAGCAGGCCGAGCGCCGCCTCAACGTCCGCGTGCAGCTCGCGCGCGTGCGCCGCGTCGGCCGGGTCGGGCGTCTCGGACGCCAGAAACGCGCCCAGCGGCTCGGGCCGGTCGGCCAGCCCGCTGTACGGCGACTCCAGCGACTCGACCGCGCCGCCCATCCGCAGCAGATGCCGCGCCTTCGCGGGCTCGACGCCGCTGGCCGCGATGATCTCCTCAATGCTCGCCTCGCGGCCGAGCGCGCACTCCAGCTGCTGCTGGCCGCGGCTGATCCGGCCGAGCGTGTCCTCGGCGTGCACCGGCAGGCGGATCATCCGGCCCTGCTCGGCGAGCGCGCGGGTGATCGCCTGGCGGATCCACCAGGTGGCGTAGGTCGAGAACTTGAAGCCCCGGCGATGGTCGAACTTGTTGACCGCGCGCATCAGGCCGATGTTGCCCTCCTGCACCAGGTCGAGCAGCGCCAGCCCGCGGCCGAGGTGCTTGCCGGCGATGCTGATCACCAGCCGCAGATTGGCGCCGATCAGCGCGTCGCGCGCCGCGGTGGCGTCGCTCGTCCAGTCGTCGAGCGCGTCAGCCCGGCCGGCCAGCATCCGCGCGCCGAGCGCCTGCTCGGTCGCGTAGTCGATCATCGGGATGGCCAGCACCTCGTGGATGTACTGCCCGACGCTGTCGGTCAGCATCGGGTACGGGTGGAGAGTGGTCATACGCGCTCCTTGTGTGTGGCCTGCGCGGCCACGCGGTCTGAGAGGATCTCACTGATAATGCCGTGTGGGTCTTTGAGGAACTTGTTCAGCGCGATTGAGTAGAGCTGGACGCGCGAGAGGTCGGTGGAGGCTGCCAGATCGTCGAGCCGCGCGAGCAGCGCGCGCTCCTCGCTGATCGAGAACTGTTGTTTGTGTGCGGGGACGCCCATAGCGACTCCTTGATTGCGTTGCGGGAAGATGTTCCACTGATGCAATTGTAGCACGAAAAGTACCAGTGTCAACACCTATCGTTGACGGTGCGCGGTATATAGAGTATGATTGCATCGAAGGAAACGAGTACTTGTAGCACAGGCGTGCGGATCGGGAGGGGGACGGCAATGCCAGGACGACGACTCGGGGAGCGGATCAAGGCCGAGCTGCGCGGGCGCGGGTGGACGCAGCAGCGACTGGCGGAGGAGCACGAGGACCTGAAGGCCTCGACGGTGAGTAGGGTGATCACGGGCGCGGTGTCACCCGACCTATCCACGCTGGACGCGCTGGCGTCCGTGCTGAGCATCCCGATTGACGAGCTCGTCCGGCTGGCGCTGATCGATCTCACGGGGACCGATCGGCAGATTAGTCTTCACTCTGACTCTGGCGCGCGGATCGCGGCGCTGGCGCAGAGCTTCCCCTGGATCGCTCCCGTAGTCGAGGAGCTGACGGCGCTGGGTCCTGCTGACCAGGAGTGGATCCTGGCGATCCTGGAGGCGCATCGGAGTCGGCGCGGGACTCAAACAGACTGAGACAGGCGTCGAGGTAGCGCAGAAGTGCGCTGCGGCGGTGATTGGACACACCTCTCCCCTTTCTACGTGGCAGCGCGAGATGCGCTGCGGTCTTCATATCCCCACAACCTAACGGCCTCGCCATTATACTCGCATTAAAAACTGATCACAAGTTGCGATATGACAATCTATCGTTTTGTGATCGTTCGTTCCGTGGTCGGAAGATCTTCCGTCTGTGCAACAGATGTGCTAGACTGTCAGCACAGCACAGAAGGAGGCCCTCGTGACATTTGACAGCACGATTATGCGCTTTGCGACGGCGGCCGAGCTGGCCGCGTATCTCTCCGCGTTCCCGTCGCCAGCCTGGCGGCCGAGCGGCTCGACCATCCACAACACGTACAAGCCCGTCGAGCGCGACTGGCGCGGCCACACGTCGATGCTGGCGATGCGCAGCGAGTATATGCGCAAGGGCTGGACCAGCGGACCGCATTTCTACGTGGCCGTGGGCAGCCCGCAGGCGGCCTGGGACGGCGTCTGGCAGATGACCCCGCCGCTGCGCCCCGGCACGCACGCCGGCGCGTGCAACGCGCACCGCTTCGGGATCGAGGTCGTCGGCGACTTCCAGGCGCGCCACTGGACCACGCCGCAGCGCCAGCTGCTGCTGGACACGCTGACCGCGCTGCACCGCTGGGCCGGCGTCGGCCCCGACCTGGTCGGCCACCGCGACTGTATGGCCGGCCGCACGTGCCCGGGCCAGTTCGCCTACGACGACCTGGGCCAGCTGCGCGCCGACCTGGCCCAGCGCCTGACGCAGCTGCGCACGGGCAAGGTGCGCGGCGCGGCGGTGTATCAGCAGCGCGACGGGAGCGGCACCGTGGCCAAGTGGCTGGCGCCCGGCGACCGCATCACGATCGACCGCGACTACGGCGACGGGATCGTGCATCTGGCGGACGGCAGCGGCTTTCTGCGCAAGGCGGAGACCGACCTGTAATGCCGGACGGGCAGGACATCCAGGCCCGCGCGCGCGCGATCGGGCTGTTTGTGCGCGACGAGGTCGAGCTGCTGCTGCTGGCCGCGCTCGATCTGCGCACGGGCGAGGACCAGGCCGGCCGGGCGCGCGCGATCGCGATCCTGGTCGGCGATATGGCCGAGCGGATCATCCACGAGTCGGTCGCGCTGCTGCACTCGGTGACGCACGCCGACCTGGCCTCGTTTCTCCGCCGGCTCGACGCCACGCAGCAGCGCCAGAACGAGGCCGACGCGGCGCTGGCGGCGATCGCGCAGCAGCACGCGCTCACGCTGGCCGAGCAGCGCGTGCTGCGCGCGCTGATGGAGAGCGTGGTGGCCGGGCTGCGCGCGCAGGGAGGCACGGATGAGCCCGCAGGCGGATGACGTCGAGCTGACGCACCTCTGGGCGATGCGCGACGCGACGCGCCGCCGCCTCTTTGCGCTAGAGGAGCAGTCCGCGCACTTTGGGCCCGGCGCGCCGGCGCATATCCCGATCGAGATTGAGCGCGCAAAAAAGGACCTCGAGCTGATCGAGGCTAAGCTCCAACTCACGGAGCCGTCGCCCGACGTGGCGCGCAGCATCGGCACGGAGGGCCGGGTCAGCATCGTGGAGTGGCGAATGGCCGGCCTGGGCGGCAAGCTGGATGATGCGCTGGCGAGCTTTGAGACGCAGCTGATGCTTATCCGTGAGGAGGCGCGCGAGTGGCGTGCGTCCGAGCGCGATCTGCGTGAGGAGCGCCAGCGCGTCAATGATGCGCGCCAGCAGCAGAACGAGGCGCGGATGGCCCGGCTGGAGACAAAGGTGAGCCGGGCCTTGATCGTCGTTTCCGCGATTGCTGCGGCGCTCGTGTGGTATTTGGTGATGCGCTAGGCCGGGTAGAGGTGCTCGACCGGCGCGCCCAGCGCATGACTGAGATAGTCCGCGGCGGTCAGCCGGTGACACGTCGCCACGTCGCGGCAGGCGCAGAGCAGCACGATCGGGCGCTGGGCCAGCCACCAGCGCGCGTCGGGGAGCGCGAGGTCGGGCGCCAGCAACTGGATCGGCCCGCCGCCCTTATAGTTCACATTCCCCATCACCTTCCACCACGCGTAGCGGTCGATCCGACACTCACCCCAGAGCGCGCGCAGCGCCTCCTGGCGCCACTCCGGGCGCCGCGAGCGCGGGCTGTAGCGGATATCCACCAGCAGCGCCCCGCGCGCATCCACGGCCGCCTTCAGCGCCTCCGGCGTCCACCCCGAGTACCCGATCGTGTAGATAGTGTGCATATTCCCTCCCTAGCGCGGCGCGTCCGCGCTGACGATGTCCAGGCTGGCGTACAGCGCCGCCAGTTGCGCGTCGATAAACGCCGACTCGGTGCACGTCGCCCGCCAGCGCGTCGGCGGGTGCGATCCGCGGCCGACGCGGTCGCGCTCAACGATCCCCATCCGCTCGAGCCGGCCGAGCGTGCACGCGATCGCGGACGGGGAGAGCGTAATGCCGTCGCGGTCCATTGCCCAGAGCAGATCGGCGACCGCGACGCCGCGGCGGCCGGCCGCCCAGACGCGCTGCATTAGGTCAGCCCGGCGCGGGGAGAACCAGCGGTCGAGCCCGTCGCGCTCGGGGTGGTACGGAAGGATCGGGATCGTGCTCACGCAGCCTCCTGCAGCATCCCCAGCTGCCGGTAGCGCAGCCGCTCCAGGTAGCGGGGGATATAGGTGTTCGGGTACATACTGAACTGGCCGCCGTCGATCGAGTCGGCCCGCACGGCGTCGCAGGCGTCGAGGCGCGCGAACGAGTTGACGCGGCCGACGTGCACCCAGCGGCCGCGCGCGCGGGCCTCCGCGATCAGCGCGCGCGACTGGCCGCCGAACTTCCACGCCGTCGAGCCGCCGATAAACAGCGCGCCGCAGCCGACCCAGCGGCCGAGTCGCGGATCGCCCCGCATCGGGAGCCGGGCCGGCGTCTGGCCGTCCTGGGCCACGAAGGCCCAGCGCAGCGCCTCCATCTGCACGTCGCAGAGCAGTCGCCAGGTATCCCACATCCGGCCCGTGCGCCGCCAGTCGCCGACCGAGTCGGGCGCGGCCACCCAGAGCAGCGCCCGGCGCATCCGCGCGTCCGCGTGCCAGAGCTCGGCGATGCGGGCGATGAACGCCTGGAAGGCGCGCCAGTCGAACGACCGGCCGGCCAGGAAGTGCGCGTAGGCCGAGTTGTCGATCGCGATCGGCAGCCCCGTGGCCAGCAGCGCCTCCGGCCGGTTGCCGTTCGCCGGCGTTAGCAGGTGGCCGAGGTGCGCGCGGGCCAGGTCGGCGTAGCGCGCGTCGTCGAGCAGCGCGCGGATGGTGGTGGTGGCGCCGCTCACAAGCAGTCGCATTCAGCCCTCCAGCAGCAGTATCAGCTTGTCCAGCACCTCGGGCGGGATGCGCCGCCGCCGCGTCTCGTAGTACGCGTAGGTCGAGCGGCTCACGTGCAGCCGATCGGCCATCTGCTCCTGCGTGAGGCCGCGCCGGCGCCGCTTCGCGCGGATCGTCTCGACCAGCGCGGACTCGAGCTGATCGGCCAGCACGAGCGCGGCCGCGATCTCGCGCGCGAGGTCGTCGATCGTGCGTATCACGAGTCCGCCCCCAGCTCCGCCAGCGCGGCCAGCAGCGCCGCGCTGGGCTTCCGCGTGCCCGTCTCGACCCGCGCCAGCGTGACGCGGCTCACGCCGAGCCGCTGGGCCAGCTGGGCCTGCGTCAGGTCATACTCGCGCCGGTAGTCGCGCAGCACGGACGGCAGATCGTCCGCCGCGCCGGCCGCCGCCGCCAGCCGCGTGGCCACCGCGGCGAGCTCTCCGTCCAGGACCGTGTTGCGTTCCATTGGGTTCCTCTCTGTGATTGGCTCGCCGCCCGAGGGCCTCTCGTTCGCGCGCGTGTGGCTGGCGGCGATGTGCGGGTGTCTGCTACACACTCTCGGGGCTTGCGTCCGGGTCGGTCGCGTCCGGGTACGTGCGGTCGATCGCCAGCAGGAGGCGGTCGCTGAACGGGAGGTTGACGAGCTCGCTCGTGTAGCTGCGCTCCGACACACACACGGTCGTCCGCGGCCCCTCCAGGTTCCAGATGCGCACGCCGCCCTGCTCGTGGTACGTCAGCGCCAGCTCGTAGCCGCGGAACGGGAAGACGAGGCCGTAGCGCCCGGCGCCATTGCCCGGGTCGACGGGCTCGATCTGCCCGCCGAACGCGCGCCAGGCCGACGCCAGCGTCCGGTCCAGCTCGCGCTCGACGGCCTCGATCTCCACGCGCCGGGCCTCCTCGATCCGCTCGCGCTCGGCCCGCGCCCGCTCCTCCACGCGGTCCTCCATCCGCCGCCGGGCGTTGATGATCAGCGTCTCCAAAGTGGTCATTGCGATCTCCCTTCTAAATTGAGAATTGAGAATTGAGAATTGCCAGAGCGGAGCGCCACGCGCGTGCGGCGCGCAGCGCCCCTGATTGCGTCCTACTTGCGGTTGCTTTCCTGGCCTGGCTCCAATGTCCGGGCCGCCTGGTCGATCGCCTTCGACCACCCGCGGCCCTTGTTGCGCTGGAGGCTCTGCGCGCGCAGCAGCACGCGCTCGGCGTCGGTCAGCGGCGGCCGCCCGGTGGCGCTCTGGTTCTGCTCTGCCATCTACGCGGCCTCCAGCAGTGACCGGCGCGCCCGCGCCAGCCGCGCGCCGAGCGCCGTGGCGCTGGGCGGCTCGACGACGCGCGCGGTGTGCGACGGCAGAAACGGATCGTCGTCGTACTCGGCGGCCGGCTCGTAGTCGGGGTGCGCGGCCACGGGCGCCACCACGCGGACGTGCGCGTGCTCGGACAGATCGAGCGCCAGCTCGATCGCGATCATCGCGGCCTGGTGGACGTGGAAGCCGCCCTCGGCCTGCCAGCAGTCGCACCGCCAGCCCGCGTGCGCCCGCGCGTCGCGCCAGATGTGATGCACGGTGCCCGGCTTGCTCAGGCTCGCCATCTGCCAGGCGTCGTCGATCGGCGTGGGGAAGATGCCGGCGTCCCAGTACGCGGCCAGCGTGTCGTAGATCTCCACGTCGTGGCGGCCCTTGGCCAGCAGCAGCCGATCGTCGGCGTCGCGCTGGCGCACGGGCGTGCGCAGGACCGCATCCACGCCGATCTGGATCTGCTCGCGCAGAATGCCGCGCGCCTCGTGCAGCAGATCGAGGGAGATGAAGGGGGTTGCCGGAGTGGTCATTGGTGGCCTCCATTCTTGCAATCCGTTCCGTATACGGTAATTGTACCACAGATGGAACAAATTGCAAGAATGGAATTACGAGAGAGCGTCAGAGCATTCGTTGTGACGTGCGTGTTCTTTGTACGCACTATTCGTTAGGCGCGCGAATCCCGCAGGCTCTGACCATCGGTACAATGGTTGTAATTGCCCGCACGCAGCAGGAGGAAAAAATGGAGCGATTGAAGGCGTATTGGCAGAAGAGCTGGTTGAACAAAGGTATTCTTGGAGTCGGCGGATTTGTGATGCTGTGCTGTGTGCTCAGCCTCGCTCTCGGTAGCCTGGCGCCGCGGCCGGCCGCGCAGGCGCCGACCGTCGCCGCTCAGCAAGTCGCCGCAGCGGCGCAGCCGACCGCTAAGCCAGAGCCCTCTGCACCACCGAAGCCGACCGAGGCGCCCAAGCCCACGAACACACCCAAGCCCACCGCAACACCCCAGCCGACCGCCGTGCCGACCGTGGCCCCCTCCCCGACGCCGTTGCCCGAACCAATTGTGCTGAGTGGCAAGGGCAAGGTTGTCACTGACAAGTTCACGCCGCCAGCTGGTGTCAACCGTGTGATCTTTGAACATCAGGGCCGGCGCAACTTTATTGTGCGTCTGTTCAAAACGAATGGTGACGAGGACTATCTGGCGAACGCCATCGGCGCGTACCACGGCGAGGTGCTGCTGCTCGGGCGCGATGAGATGTACTTCGAGATCGATGCCGATGGGTCGTGGAAGGCGACGATCGAGCCAGTAGCGCGCGCTGACGCGGGCGTCGAGTTGTCAGGCCACGGCGATACGGTCAGTGATGTGTTTGAGCCGCCCACGTCCGGCCCTATGCCCTACGTGGTGACGCACACGGGCAAGCGTAACTTCATCGTGCAGCTAGTGTGCGCTGGTGGCCAGGACTATGTGGCGAACGAGATCGGAGCGGTGGATGGCCAGGTCGTCGTGAAGTTCTCCGATGGCCCTTGTCTGTGGTCAGTGCAGGCCGATGGCGACTGGTCGCTGAAGCCGAAATAGCCCTGGCTTGATGGCGGCGTCAGAGATTGACATAGAACTCGCTGATCTCCTCATCGCTGGGCACGCCGCGCCCAGCCTCGGTGGCGGCCGCGTCGACGCCATCCGCATAGCCGATCAGATAGTCATCCGCGAACGGGCCGAGCGCCCGCACATAGGCGCCGGCCACCAGCTCGCGCTGCTCGAGGGTGGCGCCCGGTTGGGCGATCGTGCGGCCATCGGCCAGGCCGTGCGCGTGGCCGGCATACCAGGCCTCGGTGTGGTAGCGCTGACGCACCTGATTGGCCAGCGCGTCGTGGGGCGCGGCGCTGCGCCGGAGGCGGCCGCCCAATTTGCGCGGCGTGCGGATCGTGGTGATCATTCGGTCGTCTCCTTCGGTCGCGCGGCCATCAGCTCGGCGTAGCGCGCGATCAGCTTTGCCGGATCCGTGTAGTCAATCTCCAGCCCGACCGCGGCCGCCACGCTGCGACGCACCTGGCAGAGCAGCGCGGCCTCGTCCTCGGTCGGCATCACGGTCGGCCAGCCCTTCGTGTAGAGCAGATGCGCGGGGATATGCCGCTCGGCCGACTCGCGCAGCTTCGCGACCTCCTTCGCGCGCGCCAGTCCCGCCCGCGCGCGCTCGTCGAGCAGCTGCGGCGCGACGTCGCCCAGCCAGCCCTCCTGGAAGCTGAAGCTGGACGTGATCTCCAGGTCCACCATCTCGCGGTAGATATCGGCGTTCGCCTCGCAGGACGCGGAGGCAGAGAGGTCGGCCTGGCTCCCCAGGATGCAGAACGCGCACGAGACGCGCGACGAGCCGTAGCGGGTGTACGCCTCGTGCAGCGGGAAGCCGTGCCGCTCGTGTGCGGCCAGCACCTCCGCCTTGGTCAGGTCGAGGATCGGGTGCCAGTCGTAGCCGCGGGTGCCGTGCGTGACGCTGCTCAGCTTCGGCTGCTCTTTGACGATCGGCGCCAGTCGGCGCTTCGGGCTCTCCTCACGGCGGATGCCAGAGACGGAGAGTATCGTCTGCCCGGGGAAGCGCCGCACGAGTTCGCGGCAGATGATCGCGGTCTTCAGCTCCGAGGTGCAGAACCGCATCGCGGCCGTGCTCCAGGGGAGTATGAGTTTCACGCACTCGAGCGCCGCGTAGCGCGCGACGTTGTTCGCCCAGCGCGTCTGCCAGCGCTCCATCATCCCGCCCGACTGGCGCCGGACGACGATCAGCTCGAGGCCGAGCCGCGCGGCCAGCCGCTCGCACTGCGGCAGGCTGTCGGCCCACTCGACGCGGCCGAGGTCGGAGTGAATGAGCACGCGCGGCCCCTGGTGGCCGAGCGCGTCCAGGTAGGGGATCGTGTGCAGCGCGGCGATGTCGCTGTCCTTGCCGCCCGACACGCCGATCGCCACCGGGGCGCCCGCCCGGAGCAGCGCCTCGACCTCCGGCGTCACGCTGATCGGCGGCTCGTCCCGCGTCAGCGTCTGCGCTGCGAACATATCGATCGTGTTCATCGGCCACCTCCCGGCGCGTCGGCGGTCAGCCGGCCCTCCAGACATACGTCGCACTCCGGCCAGCCGTAGCCCGGCACGCCGCGCCACGGGCGATCGCAGCCCGGGCAGCGCGGCCGCGCGTCGGCCGGCCTGCGCAGAAACAGCCGCGTCAGCAGCGCGCTGACGATGATGCCCAGCCCGGTCAGCGCCAGCGCGCTCACGAGGCACCGCGCTTGGCGGCCAGCGTGCGCCCGCTCAGCTGCTCGATCGCGCCGGCGATCTGGCACGGATTGAGGCCGGACTGATGCGCGAACGTCGCCGTGATGCGCGTCTCGTCGACCGGGCAGCCGAGCGCGTCGGCCAGCGCGTGGCGCTCGTGCGGCCGCAGCGGCTGCGCGGCGAGCTGGCGGCGGATGCGCGCCACGAACGCCTCGACGCCGGTCCGCTGGCCGCGCGAGCGCTCGGGCAGCACGAAGATGAACTCGTCGCCGAACAGCTGCCCGGCGATCTCGCCCGACCGGACGCGCAGCCCGGCGCGCAGATAGACGTTCGTGGCGAAGTGCGACCCGGTGGCGCTATTCAGTTGCTTCATTTTGTCGATGTCACAGAAGATCACCGTGTAGCTGCCCTCCGCCAGTCCGCGCAGCCGCTCGGCCAGCCCGGCGGCGGTCAGCATCCCCAGCTGCTCATTCTGCTCCATCCGCGCGATCGTCGCGCGCAGCTCGGCGATCGTGCGCTGCAGCTCCGCGACGGTCGGCTGCGACATCGCGCCGAGCGACGGAACGGTTGTGATAGAATGTGTCGTCATTCGCGCGGGCCTCCATCCCGCTCGTGTGATGCGGCCGGCGGGCGTGCTCAGCGCCCGTCGCCACCTATCGTTTCCAGGCCTCGTCCATCTGGCGGATCACCACCTCGCCGACCGGCCGCGCCCGCAGCGCGTCGCGCCGGATGCACTCGTCCACGGGCACATCGAACACGATCACGCTGACCGCCGCGCCGAGCACGGCCGCCAGCGCACGGATGCTCTGCTCGTGATGCGGCTGCACGTTCGTGTCGTCCACGACGACGCTCCAGCCGAGCGTGAGCGCCGAGCAGATCAGCACGTCCCGCGCGCGGGTCACCAGGCTCTCGTTCCCTGTGGAGTAGGCGCCGCCGTGCAGCATCGCGCGCAGGCTGTCCTTGTTCACCCGGCACCAGCCGGCGTGCTGCGCGCAGTGGCGCTCGGCCCAGGTCGACTTGCCGCTCCCGGGCAGGCCGCGCAGAATGATCACCTCTTGATAGTGCTTCATTCGGCCGCCCCCTGGTGCGCAGTCACGATCGCCTCAACCGCCGCGTCCAGCGTCATCGTCTGGGCCTTGCCGACGATCTTCACGCTGAACCCCTCGGCGATGCGGATGACGGTCGCGTACTTCTGCGCGACGAAGCACCAGGTCTTATAGGACTGGCCGGGCTGAAGCAGGCCCAGCACCTTCGCGTTGTGGTCGGTGTCGAGCTGGCGGAGCTTGGCAGTGGTCATTGGTTACTTCTCCCCTTCTGCGCGGATGGCGGCCAGCTGTGCCCGAAGCTCCTGAACGCCCTTCGACTCGCCCCAGACCGCCGCGCTCTCGGCGATCCGCGTCTCCAGATGCGCGATGCGCTGGGCCTGGCTGACCGGCTTGGCCGGGCGGATGCGATAGTCGGCGGTCTGACAGTTGATCTGGGCGTAGATCGGGAGCATTGTGGCCTCCATCCGTGTAATCCGTTCCGTTGCTAGAATTGTACCACAGATGGAACAAATTACAAGTATGCAATTTGGGATCGAAGTGATTGCGAGGGTGCTGCGTAGCACACGCCGGGGCTGGCGCTGAACAGCCCCGGCGCGGAAGGAGGGAGGGAGGGGAAGGAGTGCCGTGAGTATCGCACATCTGTGCGGACGTGTCAATACGTGCGCGGTGCGTAGACGGGCGATCTTCCATCTGTGCAACAGATGTGCTATGATAGCACCGGGCACGCTGCGCACATCTGAGAGGCCCGCAATGACGACCCGCACAATCACCGGCCCGCTTCGCCACCCCTCCACCGGCGCCGTCTGGGCGTCGGCCGCGATCACGTTTCGTCTGCTCGTCCCGTTCGCCACCGCCGACGCCACCTACGGCGTCGAGGATCTAGTGGTGACGACGGACGTGAGCGGCCAGTTCAGCGTGGCGCTGGCGGTGCCCGACTCTGGCGCGGCGCAGTATCTGGTGATCCTGCCGACCAACCAGTCGCTGCGGCTGAACCTCTCGTCCGGCGCGGCCACCACGCTCCACGCGCTGATCGCCGCCGGCGCCACCTACGTCGCGCCCAGCGCGATGCAGGCCGCGATCGACGCGCACGAGCAGGCCACCTCCGCGCACACCTTCCTGCACCTCTCCGACGCGCCCGACAGCTACAGCGGCCAGGCGAGCAAGGTCATCAGTGTGAAGTCGGACGCGAGCGGCCTGGAGTTCAGCAGCGCCGGCGGCGGCGCGCCGAGCGGCCCGGCCGGCGGCGTGCTGGGCGGCACGTATCCAAACCCGTCGTTCGCGGCCGATATGGCCACGCAGGCCGAGCTGGACGCGCACACGGCGGCCACCACCTCGGCGCACGGCGGGATCGTCGCCAGCTCCGACAGCCGACTGACCGACGCCCGCACGCCGACCGCGCACGCGGCCAGCCACGCGTCGGCCGGCTCCGACCCCGTGACGCTGGCCCAGAGCCAGGTCGCCGGGCTCGCCTCGGCGCTGGCCGCGCTGCAGCCGCTCGACGCCACGCTGACCGCGCTGGCGGGGCTGACGATCGCGGCGGACAAGCTCGTCTACGGGACTGGCCCGGACGCCTTCGCGACGGCCGACCTGACCGCCTACGGGCGCTCGCTCGTGGCCAGCGCCGACGCGGCCGCCGCGCGCACGGCGCTCGGGCTGGGGACGGCGGCCACGCAGAACCTGACCGTCACCGGGGCCGGCACGCTGGCGATGGGTGGTTTTACCCTGACGGTGCCTGCGACGGGTACCGCCGCGCTGCTAGCAACCGCGAACGTGTTCACGGCCGTCCAGACCGCGCGGCGCGACGGCATTGGCGCATCGTCAACCGATGGCCTGATCCTGACGAACGCCACCGCGGCGGCGGCCGGTGCGCAGCAGTACAGCCCGCGACTGCGCCTCACTGGCCAGGGCTGGAAAACAAACGCGACGGCAGGCAGTCAGACGGTCGACTGGATTATCGAGGCCCAGCCGGTGCAGGGGACCGGCAACCCGACCAGTAACCTGAGCATCCAGAGCCAGGTTAACGGAGGTGGCTACGCCGAGCGCCTGGGGCTGACCAGCGCCGGCGCGCTGACGATCGGCGGCGCGATGACTGCCGGCTTTGGGTCGGGTTTCATCCTCTCAAGCTCTTGGGGGTCGTGGATCTCCGACAGCGACAAGAACAAGTTCAGCGTCGCGCGCGGCGCGCAGTTCATCACCGGTGCGCAGCCGATGTCGAACACGGTGCCCAGCTCGAACGCATTCTTTGACATCCGCCCGACCGTCGCGCAGTCGAGTACCGCGGCCTATACCGCGCTGAACGTGGACGTCACGGAGACCTCGATCGGCAGCGGGCAGAACTATCTCGCGCAGCTCAAGGTCGCCGGCACGCTCAAGTTTGGCATCTGGTCGAACGGTGTGCTCAATCTGATCAACGTCACCGCGCCGGCCGGCACGCCGAGCGGCAGCGGCTACCTGTACGTCGAGTCGGGAGCGTTGAAGTATAAAGGGTCAAGCGGCACGGTGACCACGCTGGGCGCCGCGTAAGGAGAGCAGTATGGGGCAGGAGCAGGAGATCGCGCCGGAGACCAGGCGCGCGATCGTCGAGCAGGAGATCGCGCTCTGGCGCAACACGCGCTATCTGACCGACGTGCGGCTGCGCGTGCTGCGGCGCGTCGGCGGCACCGATGAGCAGATCGCCGCGCAGATCGCCGAGCTAGAGCGGATCGAGCGCACGCTGGACGCGCTGGCCGAGGAACGGGCGGCGATCGGGTGATCACCTGCCCGCGCTGCGGCAACGCACAAGCGCGGGTGATACGCAGCCTCCAGCGCTGCCAGAACGACCGATGCGCGTACTACTGGCCGGAGGATGTGTGGCGCGCGCCGGAGCGGCCGCGGCCCAGCCCGCGCGAGCGGCGCGCCTACGCGTGGCGGCGCCTGCGGCAGGAGCGGGCGCGCGCGGTCGGCGGCGCGGAGGAACCTTTACCGTTGAGAGTACCCAATGGCACGCACGGAGCATAGCCCAGAGACAAAGGCGGCGGTGATGGCCGCGCTGCTGACCGGCCAGTCGATCGCGGAGACGGCGCGAGCCTACGCCGTGCCGGAGGCGACCGTGCGCAGCTGGAAGTCGCGCCAGCGGCACGGCGAGAGCGTGGCGACCGTTGCAACGGAAAAAAGGGCGGCCATCGGCGAGCTGCTGGTCGACTATCTAAGCGAGTCGATCACCACGCTGCGCGAGCAGGTGCGGCTGTTTCGCGACCCAGCCTGGCTGATGAAGCAGCCGGCCAGCGAGGCGGCGGTGCTGCACGGCGTGATCGCCGATAAGGCCGTGCGGCTGCTGGAGGCGCTCAGGCCGCCAGAGCCAGGGGATGAGGCGGACGATGTGGAGTAAAGCGCGTGCGGCGCGCAGCGCCCCTGATTTGAGCTTTCTGGGAGGCGTCCCCTCGGGGCCGTTCGACTTCGCGCGCACGCAGCGCAGCCGGCCGAGGCGCACCCAGCGCGCGCCCGTCGCCGGCGTGGCGTGGACGCCGTACCCGGATCGCGACGGCCAGCCCAGCCCGCAGCGGATGGCGGCCGAGAGCCAGGCCGACGTGCTGGGCTACGGCGGCGCGGCCGGCGGCGGCAAGTCGGATCTGCTGCTCGGGCTGGCCGGCACGGCGCACTGGCGGTCAGTGATCTTCCGCCGCACGTTCCCGAAGGTGCGAGCGCTGGTCGAGCGCTCGCGCGAGATCTACAACGCGACCGACGAGACGCACGCGAAGGACAGCTACAACGAGCAGCTGCACATCTGGCGCCTGCACGACGGCCGCCAGGTCGAGTTCTCCTCAATGCAGTACGAGGAGAATAAGAAGGACCACCAGGGCCGGCCGCGCGACCTCTACGGCTTCGACGAGGCCACCGAGTTCAGCGAGAGCCAGGTCCGGTTCGTGATCGGCTGGAACCGCTCGACGCACATCGACCCGGCGACCGGCCGCCCGCAGCGCTGCCGCGTGGTGCTGACCTTCAACCCGCCGCTCGACGAGGCTGGCGACTGGATCATCACGTTCTTCCTCCCGTGGATGGCCTACCTCTACCCGGACCAGTACCAGTACCCGAACCCGGCCCGGCCCGGCGAGCTGCGCTACTTCGCCACGCTGGGCGACACGGAGCGCGAGGTTGCCGAGGCCGACCTCCAGTGGTACGCGGTGGCGGGCGGGAAGCACTGGCAGGTGGCGGACGGCGAGCCGTTTCTGCACGGCGGGCGCTGGGTCGTCCCGCAGCGCGGGCTGATCCACGACGGGAAGCTGGTGCAGGCCAAGAGCCGGACGTTCATCCCGGCCGCACTGGCCGATAACCCGATCCTGGAGGCGAGCGGCTACGGCGCCACGATCGACGCGCTGCCGGAGCCGCTGCGCACGCTGCTGAAGGGCCAGTTCGGCGCCGCGCGCGTCGCGAACCCCTGGCAGGTGATCCCGTCCGAGTGGGTCCGGCTGGCCCAGCAGCGCTGGCGCGAGCGCGGGCGGCCAGACCTGGCGCTCTCGGCGGTCGGCGTGGACGTGGCGCACGGCGGCGCGGATAGCACGGTGATCACGCGGCTCTACGGCCCGTACGGGACCCAGGAGCGCCACGCCGGCAAGGACACGCCGCGCGGGTCGAGCGTGGTGATGCTGCTGGCCGACGACATCGCGCAGGAGGCCCCGATCGGGATCGACGTGATCGGCGTCGGCGCGTCGGCCTACGATGCGCTCTACGAGCTGGACGGCGTGGACGTGGTCGGCGTGAACTTCGGCGCGTCCGCCCCCGATGGCGCGCGCGACGTGAGCGGCAAGCTCGCGTTCCGCAACCTGCGCGCGTACTGCTACTGGCAGCTGCGCGAGGACCTCGACCCGGAGCGCGGCGCGGATCTGATGCTGCCCGACGACGACGGGCTGCGCGCCGACCTGTGCGCGCCGACGTGGAGCCTGAGCGGCGGCGGGATCCTGGTCGAGGAGAAGAAGGACATCGTGAAGCGGCTCGGCCGCTCGCCGGACGCCGGCGATAGCTACGCGATCGCCTACTACGTGCAGAAGCATCACGGCGGCTCCTGGCTGCTGTTCGGAGGGTCGTAATGGCGCAGCAGTACATCGGCTTCGACGGGACCAAGGCCATCCCGCTGCAGGCGCTGCGGCCGGACGCCTGGACGCCGACCGACCCGTACGACACGGGCGCGGAGAGCATCTCCGTGCGGCGCGGCCAGACCAGCGTGCCGACGCTCTACCGCGCGATCGATATCCGCGCGAAGGCCGTGTCCGGGATGCCGTTCCGGCTGGAGCGCGCGGGCCAGGACGTCACCGGCGACGACGCGCTGAAGCCGCTCGTCAAGCGCCTGCGCTCGCTGCTCTATCTGACCGAGGCCAGCCTGTGCTGCTACAACGCGGCCTACTGGGAGATCGGCCAGAACGCGGCCGGGCGCAACGTGACGCCGTTCTGGCTCGCCACCGCCAGCGTGCTGCCCGACATCGATGTGGCCGCGCGCACGGCCGACGCGGCGCTGCGCGGCTTCTACCGCACGGGCGGGGCGGGCGGCTATCTGAAGCCGCGCCAGGTGGCGCACTTCTGGGGGCCGTCGATCGCCGTCGAGGTCGGCGCGGACGCGGCGGTGGCGCCGGTGGCCGTGACGCTGGCGGCGGCCGGGCTGCTGCACTACCTGGACGTGTTCGCGACGTCGTTCTTCCAGCGCGGCGGCGTGAAGATGACGCTGCTGACCATCCAGGGCGACGCCAAGCCGGCCGAGGTCGAGAAGCTCGATCGCTGGTGGAAGCGGATGGTCCAGGGCGCGCGCTCGGCGTTCGGCTCCGTGGTCGTCCGCGCCGGCGTCAAGCCGGAGGTGATCGGCTCCGACATCAAGGACACGTCGAGCCCGCAGCTGACCAAGCTGGCGCGGGAGGACGTGGCGATCGGGATGGGCGTGCCGATGTCGCTGCTGTTCTCGAACGCGCTCGCGGGCGGGACGGCGGACGCCGAGCGGCTGAATTTCTACGACTTCACGGTCGTCCCGGAGTGCGAGCACGTGATCGACGAGCCGCTCCAGTCCGTCCTCGACCGGATGGGCCTGCGGCTGATCTGGACCCCGGAGAAGCTGGAGGTCTATCAGAAGTCCGAGCTGTCGAAGGCCCAGAGCATCAGCGCGCTGGTCGGCCAGCCGATTATGCTCGTGGACGAGGGCCGCGAGCGGATGGAGCTGCTGCCGATGGCCGAGGCGCAGGCCAAGTACGCCGCCGCCCAGCCGCCCAGCCCGGCCGCGCCGGACACGGGCGCGCCGCCACCTGCGGCCGCCGACGCGCCGCCCGACGCGCT